TTTACTTGTCCGTTTTTGAACATCATTTCATATCGTTGTTTCTTACCATTGCCTTGTAGAGCAGGGTCATACAATGGTCCCGACCATCCGCCAACGCCTTCCGCCACACCTTGCTCTGGTTTTTTCTTTTCAGGTTTCTTAACAGGCTTGGCCACGTCCTTATCACTAACTGGATAATCTCTTAAATGACGAGTAGTAGCATTAGGTTTCTTCACTGCCTCTCCCACGCTTTCTGAGGGCCTAGCTCCTGTAGGATAAACTTCTACTTCTTTGCCTTTCATTTTAAGACTTCTAGCAATATTCATAGCTTGCCTTTGATCGGCAAACACTTTCCAAGGCCTACCATTTATGCTTACCTGGTAGTTATTTCTTTCATGTTCAACTCCAGCATTGCGTTCTCTATTGCGAAAATCGTCGTCTCTTTCTAGTCTGCCTCCGAGGCTAAACTGATCGTCATAGCCACCTTCTGTGAACTTACCACCCTGGCCGAATATCTGTCCGAACTGTTGATCACCCATTTTTGCCAGTAATTGATCACGCTGTTGTTTGCTCAATACAATTTGACTACCATCTACCTTAAAGCCCATTGAGCGTAGTTTAGGACCTAGTTCTGTTTTCTTAAGTTGGTAGGTAAATGTTTTAGGTTGTTCTACAGCATGACCTCCCATTTGACTACTTGGCTTTCCTGGTATAGGCACACGACGACGCTTGCCATCTGGACCAACAACAAAATGATCTACACCTTTAGGTTTGGTCTCTGGTTCGGAACCTACTTCTGGTTCTTCATAGTTCTTAAATCTTTCGTCCGCACCACTTCGAATTAGATCATTTAGTTCCCTCACCTCATCTTCTATGTCTGTTTCAAAAGCAGAATTTTTAAATACGAACTCGGCCTTTTCTCCGCCGATAAAATCTACATCTGCTAGTGCTTTGTCTAATTCTGCTAGAGCCTGGCTGGCACTAGTCATTAGAAAATTAACTTTTAGAGGACGCTCTTTGCGACCTTCTTTATCCTTAATACCTACCTTGCTGGCACGGGCCTGCACTTCTGCTGGAAATGTCCCAAAGTCTCCTACTACACGAACAGATTCTGTTCTGTCTCTTAATAATATTATATAAAGTGTTCCGCTGGGTTTTTCTAATTCTGATAGAGCTTGCTCACCAATATGACCGTCCATGTCTACATCGTGATTGAGATTTTTGTAGACAGCATTGATATAGTCTGCTGCCTTTGTGATCTTAGCCTGTTGCCAACCTTCTAGACCCTGCTCTTCACTGGCACGCATTAGAATTTTATGTAGTTCTGCAGCCTGTTTGGCCAACTGGTATGTATCACTCTGCGCCATTTCCACTTCATGATCTGTATGTTGCTCATAGAAAGGCTTGCGATGTTTTTCTTTGCCCTGTTTTTGATCTCGCTTTTTATCTTTGTGTGCGCCTGCACCTGTCTGTGGGCGTAGGGGACCTTGACGTGGCTTTTGAGGCACCTTGTCATCTTTGGCTTCTTGTTGACGCTTGATAGTCTTGCCTATAGTGCCCATCGATGTGGCAATATTTGCAGAACCTGTGGCACCTGCGGTCATAGTTTCTAGAACGAAACGAGTTAAAGTGGGTGTAGTTATTTTCTTATATTCGCTCATGATTTATTCCAATTTGGTATAGGGCTTACGGTGTTTGTATCTTTAGGTTCTTTACTTTTATCATCAGCAATACGTGTACCTTTGACTCCCATTAATTTATCTGCCATGGAAACAACATCTGCATCTTCTGGAGTATATCCTACTATGGTTAAATTTTCAGCCCATGGACTTTCTTGTTTAAATTCTATTTCACCACTTTTATCTGCCCTTGCTGCTGCCACAGCAAGTGCATATCTATATTGCATATATGGATCAGTATTTCTTAATTGTCTTTGTACCCATACACCAGGAAGTGCCGCATCTGCGTCTGCTGATAAACTTGTAAATTTACCATGTGTTTTAGCAGATCTTTCCTGCAAAAATTCCTTTGCTCTCATTATCTCATCCATTGTGCTACGGGGCTAACTGTGTTTGTTGAAGGCAGTTCTTCACTCTTACCTTTTTTTATAATTACCTTACCGGTCGCACCTTGATTTTTAAGTGCTTTTTCTACCTTTTGTGCATCTGCATCGGAATATGGCCAAATAGTAGGGGAATCTTTGGCTGGACCTTCTTTCGGAGTTCCGTCTTCAGGAGCTCCTGCCATGGCCAATCCTAATCTGTAAAAATCATAATATTGATCAGATCCATCTAATCTTAGCGCATATGGTAGAGATAATCTCGATGCCATACGAATTTTCTTTTCTTTATCTTCGTTTATAAATTCTTTAGCTCTCATCTTTTCATTGATGCTCTTAACATCCATCCATGTTTACGATGAGCGTCCATACGTCCTGCTATAAAATCACTAAATCCATGTTCATGTTCAGCTTCACTGGCATCGAACACCTGTTTGAAAATAATTAACATTCGTTCGTTATCTTTCATAAGTTCAGATACCATTTGATCTTTAGGAAGTATTTGATCTTCATCTTCTATTTTACTCAACATACTGTAACGTGTATAACTGCCTGGCATGTAAGACCCTAAGCTGCGAATTTTTTCTGCAAAATCATCTATACTTCCATATACTTCTTCATAAATTTTACCGAATAAGTCGTGATATTGTAAGAAATCTTCACCCTCTACGTTCCAATGAAATTGGTGTGCTTTTAAGTAAAAACTGAATTCACTGGCAAAAGCAATTTTAGCTATTTCTATTAGTTGTTTCATAATAATATATTTATTTTTGTTCGTTAATTAAAATTGTGTCTAATAAACTCTTGTAGATACTGGCTACATCCTCACTGAGTGGTACAAATTTATCTTCTTTAACCGCACCCGGAAATACAGGTGCTAGTCCTTGTCCACTGCCCGGTTTATATCCTGGCGCCATAGGTGCTAGACCTGGTTTCATATTAGATTTCGCACTACCATCACTATTCCATACTGCGTCAGGCCACCTAGACATAAAGTCTGCTTTCCATGTCTTATAGGCTTTTAACTGTTGAGCATATTCGTCGTCTGGTAAATCTTGACTAGGTGCCTTAAATTTGCCGTCTGGAGTAACAGGAATACCATACTCTAATTTCTGTCCCATGCTGTCTTTTGTAACAGGACCGGGTGCTGTGTAGTCTATTTTTTGTTGCTGTGCTATAGGAGCCGGAGCACGATAACTATCTGGGTCATCTATGTTTACTCTAGCATCTGATTTACCTGGCGCCATAGCCGCAGCAGCCGCTAATCCAAGTCCTGCTAGTTTAGATTTCCAACCTTCTTCTACACCTTCAGCAAATCCAGATACACGAGATTTGATATCACCTACAGTATAATATCCTTTTTTATCTTTGTCGAATACTGAATTTTGAGCATATAATTTTCCTTGGTTCAGACCAAACAAAGGTTTGTCACCATTCTTTACACCAATTACAAAGTCATCTGGTTTGCCCACTGCTGCCGGCATGAATGTAAACATATATAGGTCACCTATGTCTTTGGCCTTGCCTGCTATAGGTTTAAAATAACGCTCTACATAATCTAATTGGTCTAATGCACTCATGGTGCGGAGTTCGTCTGTTGAAGTTCCTAGACTCTGCGCTGTGCGTGGCATAAACTGTATTAGTCCTGTAGCACCTGATTGCTGATTCACTGCTGCTGGATTCATACGTGATTCATGTTTCATTACACCTAATAAATCATTTGCGTTAATCTGTAGATTGTCTGCAACCTGTTTTAGTTTTTCCATGAATCCAGGTTCTTGTAAGGCATTAGACTTTTGCGGTATTGATGCTTTAGGTTTGTCTAAAGGTGCTACCTGTGCCTGTGCTCTTGCTCTTGTATCTGGCCTGATATTTGTGTTAGGACCGGATCTTACTGAACCTTTAGGATCACTGCCTTGACTAGGAACATTTAGTGTAGCGCCTGCTTGTATACGATTAGCATCTTTTATTTGTGGATTGGCCTTCATTAGAGCATCTACCGTTGTGCCAAATTTCTTAGCCAAAGTGGATAAATTATCTCCGGGGGCAATTTTGTATGAATCTTCTTCTATACTTTCTTGAGCATCACCTACAAGATCACCTGCTCTGGCAGGTCTTTTCATTTTACCTTTTAAATGAGCAGCAGCGCCAAGTTTGTTTTTTGGATAGCCTGCAAATGTGCTAGGTGGTAGCATACGTTCTTTTACGCCACGCTTACCAGCAGGAACCATGCTCATACGCTGTTTAGCCTTGAGCATGAGATCCATGACTTCTTCATCACTTAAATTATCTGGCATGTCTCTGCGCCATATGGCAAATTGTTCTTGTTCACTCTTTGAGGGATCCATTAGGACCTGCCGCATAGGTGTGGCTCTAGGTCCTTCTTGATATTCTGGACTGCCTCTCATACTGCTGGGTTCTGTAGTATCTTGCCTACTGATAATTTCTAATTGATCTATTCCTGCTTCTTTATATGGTGGAACGCCTGTTGATTTAGCAGGACGAGTTAGATATCCCATTGAGTCTTTTTGGTCTTCACCTACAACCAATATGACTTTATTAAATCCTTCACGGGCAATTTTTGCCATGACCTGTTCTAACTTAGTAGCATCTGCCGTGGCCACACTGAATACTTCTGCATTTTGTGGGAATACCTTGCGATAAGTATTGAGTTTTTCGTCTGGTGTAAGAGGATCATCTTTGGTCTTGGTAAATGTGGGTTTATCTGCCCAGGGTTGACCTGTGCTAGGATCTACTAGACTAGTTCTACTGACCACAAAGAAAGGTTTAGCTTGATTTTCTTGAGCATGATGCAGTACAGCTTTGGCCAATAGCATATGACCTTTGTGTCCCATACCTCTACCCCATCCTAACACTGCGGTTTTAGGTGTTGACGTATTTTCAAATAATTGTCTTAATAACATATTAGTCTTTCCTTGGTGCCCATGTTGCTTGATCTATGGCCTTGACAAATTGCCCAGGTAGATCACTCTTGAATTTGCCACCTGGATGTGCTTGAACATAACCTTCTGGTTTAGTCTGTCTAATACCTGCATGTGTTCCTGAACTTAGTTTAGTGATTAGATCTGTTTTAGCCTTGCTCAATAACTCTACAGCATCTAGCACAGTTTCTAGACCAGGATCGTTTAGAACCTTTGCAGCTTGCGATTGGCTGAGATTTTGTGCTGCCCAAGCCTTAAACTTTTGTTTTGTTCCTTCTATGCGCAGATTTTGGTTATAGAATTTGTAAAGTATATCACCTACCTTACTTAATCCTGGTTTGGGTGCTAGGAATTGATCTATGCGTTGACCGTTCTTTTCAATAAAACCTTCTGCTTGATCTACTAATGTATCATCTATGCCAGGTGCCTGTGCCACATAGGTAGTGCCTTGAACAATTACGTCTGGTGTAGATAGTTTTTCTGCATCTGGAAAACGTCCTTCATCTGAACTGCCTAGACTATCATAATAACCTGTAACAGCTACCATAAGTTTGGCCTTGGAAATACGCTGTCCTAGCTCACTGTCTTTATGAATATGGAAGCTGGTAATGTTTGGAGTAAAGTCATACTCCATAGTTTTAGAATTTAGTTGAGCAGGTTTTTCTGGACTGAACAGTATACCACCTTCTACATAACCTCGAGGTGGACTGGCTTTTTCAAAGTAGGGCCATAATTCTGCCATGCTGTTGGCAAAGGCCTGTCGCTGTTTTTCTTGACCGGGTTCTACTTTGCCTGTGCCCAACACAAACTTTTTAATGTCATCTGGACTATACATCGCAGTAGGAACACCTGGGGCAACTTCTGATTTGCCACGCTTGAGATATTCCCAGGCATTTTTAGGAATCATTGAAAAGCGACCTTGTTCATCACGCCCCCAGTAGACAACAGGGCTACCGTCCCACTTAATTTCAACAGTGCCACCAGTTGATGCCATGCTGCGCAGGCGTTCTGCGGCATGAAGTCCACCTTGACTACCATTGGTAAACACAAGGTCTTCTATGTGTTGATATTTGCGACCAACTGCTGCCGCTTCTAGTAGTTCCCTAATTCTCATATTAGATCCAGGACGATCCTAAACCATTGAGGTGTGCCCACAGCATGACTTTCTTTTAGTCTATACTGTGTGTTATATTTTTCCAGTCCAGCATTGACATTTTGTACAACATCATTATAGTGATTAGGATGTGTCTGTTTAAATTTAGCCAGTATGGCATTAATGTTGTCTAGATCGCTGGCCTTGCCACCGAATAGGATATTGGCTACTTCATTAGGATCTTTGCTAACTACCTGTTTGGTAGCACGGTCAAATAGGCCATTCTTAAAACTCCAACTAAGGCCCTGTGGATGTTCTGGACTGATTAACTTACTACCTATGGCCGCTAGCAGAATATGACGAAAGGCACCTTTGGCACGACTGTCTTTTGGTGTGCCAGGTTCATTAGGTTCACCACGTTTGCTCCATACTGAAAACTTACCTTCTCCAGGTTCTGCTATGTCCAGGTCTACTTGTAGCCATTCTTCTGTGCCTGGTATTTGCACACAGGCTGTGAGTCCATCTCCGGATATCTTATAGAATCTTCCTGGTTGGTCTACTGTGGCTTTCTTTTCAAGAAATTCATAACCTGCTGTCTGTAGTTTTTTGGCTAAAAATTCTCTAAATTGATTCTGCACATCTTTAGGTTTGGCACCTTTATCTACAGGTATAAATTCTACAGGATCTAACAGTGTGTCTGCGTCACCTGTTTCTGCACCAGGATATATAGCACTGCCTGTTTTATATTTAGGTTTGTTTTCTAGATCGTTGGCCAGTAAGTCTATGCCTATTTCTTTGCTCAATGCACCTAAGACTGCATCTACTTCTTCCGTAGACGCTGACTGTTTAGTGGCATTGCTACCATCTGCAAGTTTAAATTCATTGCCACCTTCTGCTAGAAACATAATCACCCCAGCCTATATTTGCCCGCACGAACGTCTTCATAGTAGTGATCGTATAGACGTTGACAAAGCTCCTCTCTCATTTCTTGAGGAAATAATTTACTTAATCTACCCTCCATTTTTTGATTATGATAATATTCTTTACAGCCCTTAATAACCATAGGCATAAAAATTTCTATTATTTTTTTATCTGTGTTTTCTTTTAAATGTTTTAATTTTTTTGCAATTGGAAAAAAATAATCTTTATGCAGCTTGTCATGATCTAAAATATAATGAAACAAATCATCTTTATATGTAGACGATTCGTGGTTTTCTTTTCTATGTAAATTTATAGGATTATTAAAAAATTCGTTAAGTAACATGATTTATTCCCATGCCCTACATGACCAATAACGTGCTTTCCAACGTGGTCCGGGATTTTTGCAATTATGACGAGCTCTAAAACTCTTTCGGCGTTTTGGATTAGACTTTTTAATTTTCATTTTCTTGTCGCCGAAATTTACCTTGACTACCCTACCACTTGGTCCCTTAACATAGACTTTAGACTTTTTGACATCCCCCGCCATAGGCTTACCTAAAGGGACATTACGACCTTGATATTCTGCTTCAGATAAGTCACTAATATCACCACCGCCTTCCATAACTGCCAGTTCCATACTGGTAAACTTTGTGATAGATTCATTAAAAGGTTCATATTTTAGATAAGAAAGAATAACAGAGTCTCCTTGTATTACTACGCCGTCGTTCATAAATCCTACTATGGTAGATTCAATAAGTAGTCCATTATCACATTCTATAGCTAGAACATCGCCGGTTCTTAAATTGTTATCTTCTGTTAAAATATCTATTATTCTCATAATAATTTTTCCTAATATACTATTTAATGAAATTATAGCCCATATGTGGATCTATAGACGTTGAAATTTTGAGCGACTTCTATTGGATTTAAGGCTCTATTATAAATCATAACCTGAGCTATGTTACCATCCCACCTTTCATAGTTTGCAGGATCGGTATAAACTTGTCTACCAACATTGGCTGTTTCCGCCACTGTGCTCCATGATCTTGAAACTGGACCTATTACTAGTTCGCCATTTACATATATACTGGCATAACTTCCATCATATACTCCGGTAAGATTGAACCAGGTATTTAATGGCACTATAGTATCTGAAAAAATAGCACTGGCACCAAACCCACCAAAATAAAATTCTCTATTTTTAATTCCTATGTATCTAGCCTGATTTTCCACAGCTCTTCCATAACTTACAATTATTCTAAAAGAACTAGGTGATTTTGGCCCAGGAGTAATTATATTTGTTTTTGCCCAGGCAGATAAAGTAGAGGGTGAACTTACATAGGGAAAGTTTGTTGAACCTATAGGAGCTATATCATCAAACCCATCGAATAAAAAACTGCCACCATTTAATGAGTTGTATACAGGACCATTAGTTAGTATAGCATGATTTCCTTGCCCGCTGATATCGTTCCAAACATTACCAGTTCCTGAATAGCTAGATAAGTTATTCGCATTTAGATAAAAAACTAACCCCGATGCGACTACGTTAGAAGTTTTTCCTCTACCAAATTCTTTTGTGGCAACGAATCTACTATACACATTAGAATCCTGAAAGTTGACCTAATACAGTATAACTTCCACCGTTATTAAAAATACTAAAAGTTACAACATCGATTCTATTTGGACTTGGGACAGGTACATAAGTACCTTGCCAATTTATTGTTTGAGTAACACCATCTATTTGAACAACATTAGGTATATAAGCAACAGGTCCTTGTGTAATTACTACACTTACTGCTGTGACATAACTTGTATTAAGGTTGAGATTTATAAAATTAGCAGTATAATTAGAAGTTGGTAGATTTTGTCTAAATACATGTCCTAATGAACAATTATGTGTAATTACTCCGGTAGCTCCTGACTGTGATTGAAAGTTTTCATGTACGCCTACGTTAATTTTTAGAATATTTAAAGTTGGGCTGGTAGTAAACGCAGTGTTTTGTATGGTATTATCTGCAAACTGCATATATCCTGTAACGGTGCTATCAAATTTTACGGCACCTAGTGTGTTAATATCACCTCCGAACTTTCCGCCTGCTTGTACAACTAACCATCCTGCATAATCTGAATTTAATCCTGCGTTGTTATTTGGTAAATTTGTTCCTACAAATAAACTACCTTCTACTCCAACACTCATGTTGCCATTGCCACTGGCTCCAAAAGTAAACAAGGCATTGGTCGAAGCTGTTAGAGTTCTATAAAATCCTGCCATGCTAATACCAGCTTGAGCAACTCCTGTTTGCCCTGCCCAGTAAAGAGAACCTAGTCCTCCATCTAAAGATATTAGAGAAGAATTTCCTAAGGTTAAGGCGTTAAATGTAGGATTAACTGTCAGTGCTACTGAATTACCTGATCCTGAATATGCTGTAAGTGAATTACCTTGAATTTGAAAAACATTGCCTGTACTGGTTTGTATATTAATAGTTTTATTTGTTAATGTTGAAACTGATACTGCTGTGATGTCATAATTGCTCTTGAAGGCTGTATCTTGTATAGTCCCATCTGGAAATACTAAACTACCCGATGTAGTAATAGCAATAGTATACGTTCCGTAGGATAACGAACCTGCTTTACTAACAGGCATAGAATTTATTAATAAATCTGATCCTGAACCTGTAATATTTAAACCGTTAAGATATAAATTTCGCCATGTATTAGATGAACTACCTAGGTCATAATTATTATCTGTGTACGGAATTGCATGAGTATTGAAACTAGCCGATGATGTAGTAAGTACAGCTATTGTAGCAGATGAAACACTTTCGAATATATGTACATTTGAATTGTACGAGTGTCCATCGCTATCTAAATGGAGTCTTGTTGATAATATGGTTGTTCCACTTGTAACAGTTCTTAATTGAAAATTAGATCCTCTTGCTGATGCTGTAGCATCTTCAAGCATGTATACCGAAAATTCAGACACAACTGAGCCTGATCCTGATGAATTATCAGTAAATTGACTAGCAAAGGTGTAGGACCCGACTCTGTCGCCTGTTTTTAATGCATTACGACGACCAGCTACTCCACTTCGTCTGCCTGTAATGTGTCCTATCGTTGAACCGTTACTGCTATATGTATGATTATCTGGACCCGAGTATAATGTTGTTGAACTAACAGTTTGACTCTGATTTATTGTATATGTGCCTGTTAATCCCGAACCTGTTCCATACCCTGTAATAACAGTACCGACTAAGACAGATCCCCATGCTCCTGCTGCTACGGAGAATATTCTTTGACCAATGCTTATTCTGCCTGACACCACAGATGTTACATTTAATGTTGAGTTTGAAATATCTCCTACAAATGTTGCAACTTCATTGTTTGGTGTAGAAAAAAGATAGAAATTTGAATTAACACCTTGGATGAATGTTGTTCCAAATCCAGTATGAGTAAATGATCCGGTAGATCCTACTAAGGTTGGTGTAATAGGGCTACCATTTCCTAGAATAAGATTAGAAGTAGGAGGAGAATTTACTGTCGCCGAGTTTGTTCCAACTCCCCAAGTTAATTGCAAAATACGTTGTCTTGAAGTAGAATCTAATCTAATATTTGGAGGTTGGAGGTTGATACCTATATTCGTGCCAACGTTTGTTGCTGTATTGCTTCCTGTTCCTAAACTATTAGTCCAGTTTTCAGATGCTGCAAAAAATATTGCTCCGGTCGGGGTAATGTTTGTAGTGGGGTTATTATCGTACTCTGTAATCCATTTATTACCGTCGTATCCCCCTACTGAAATTGATCCTAAAACATGTGTATTACTTACAGGTAACAGGTTAGAAGGTAAACCTCTACTGCTTTCAAAATGTATAAAGGGTATGCCGTTTGTTGAAGTGGTACCTTGAGTTCTATTTTGACCATAACCTCTTATAAGTAAACCACCTTCAGTACCTGTATTATAATTGCCTACAACTAAAGTAGTTGACAGAGTGCTATAAATTGAAGGGAAAATTCCTTTATCATTTAACGGAAATCCTCCTACAACGAGACTATTGGTCACTGTTAAACTTGCAAACTTTACAGTGTTTGTAGTGTTTAGAAGTTGATCTGCACTGATACCTGCAGGTCCTTGTGGGCCAATTGGGCCTGTAGGACCTATTTTTTCACCATAAAGTTCTGTAAAATTTGAGTTTATTTTTTGAAAGGCTGAACGTAGACTTTCACCATCTCCAGTTAGTTCTCCTGATCCTACATTGATAGTTTGCTTTGACATCTATCGTTCCTTAATAATTGTACCTGATGCCATTTACAGATCCAGAAGTAAACTGATGAATTTTACCTCTAACCCAAACGTAATTGCCTACAAAATTAAATGCCTTTATTTCAGATGTTGCTGTATTATATACTAGTGTTGAAGTATTTCCATTTTGTATAAGGCCTGTTGTATCTACACTCATAATATTTGTGTAAAGAGTTACAGGGAACCAATCAGTAGATCCAGGGTTGAACGCTAGACTAGCTTCTATGTCAATTTTGCCTAGAAAATTTGTAGTTTGAATTTGTACAGTGTGATTACCATCACTGCCACTGAAATATCCATCTCCTTTGACCTTTGTGCTCAAAAGAGTAAGGGCACCTGTACCAGTATTCGGGTAGTTTACCGATACCGTACTAGTTGAATTTATTGTAAAAGTTAGATTTTGACTCTGTGCTGGCATAATACGATATTTATGCCAGCCTAGAGTTATTCCTTACACTGAATTATTATTCAATTTCCGTTGTAACGCTTTGTTTTTTAGTTTTTACAGGCATTATATCTAATATATTGAATACAATTTTATCATCTATAATATCTAATTCTACAAGCCCGCCGTTATTAAGTTTTCCGAAAAGAATTTCTTTACTAAGGGGTTTCTTGATATGTTCGTCAATAGCTCGTGACAAAGGTCTAGCTCCCATTTTTGAATTAAACCCTTTGGCGATTAAGAAATCAGTCGCAGCTAAATTAGGTCTAACATGAATATTTTTTTCTTTAATTAATACATTTAGATCATCTATAAATTTGTTTACAATTTTTACCATGGTAATTTTATCAAGTTTTCCAAATTTTACCATACCATCTAAACGGTTTCTAAATTCAGGCGCAAAAAATCTGTTCACAGCATCTTTAGGGTCGCCGTCTCTTTCTAGACTACCAAACCCTACAGAATTGCGTTCAGCATCTGCAGCACCTAAGTTTGAAGTCATAATAATTAAAGCATTACGTCCATCTGCTTTTTTACCATTGCTGCCTGTTATAAATCCATTATCCATAAGTTGTAATAAGATACTAAGTACGTCGGGATGTGCCTTTTCTACCTCGTCGAGCAATAGTACGCAGTTAGGATTTTCTTGTAGACTGGTAATAAGTTGACCTGCATTTTCTTCAAACCCAACATATCCTGGCGGACTGCCTAAAAATTTAGCCACTGAATGTTTTTCTTGAAACTCACTCATATCAAATCTTATTAGTTTAATCCCTAGCCCAGTGGCTAGTTGCTTTGCTGTTTCAGTTTTACCTACTCCAGTTGGCCCAACAAACAAAAAGCTACCAATAGGTTTATCAACTGCTTTAAGACCTGCTTGACTAATATAGATTTTATCAACTAAACTTTCTATGGCCTTTTCTTGCCCAAAGATTTTTTGACGTAGTGTTTTGTCCAAGTTTTCAAGATTTACTGATTCTTTAGCACCTACCTGTTCTATAGGAAGATTTGCTATCTTAGCAACTTCAAAAACAATTTCCTCATGGTCTACTACACCGTTTTCTTCGTCTTTTACCTTAAACCGAGCACAAGCACAGTCAATAAGGTCTAATGCTTTGTCTGGCAATTTTTTATCAGGAATATACTTGACTGAATAACTTACTGCATCTAACAATGCTTGATTAGTAATTTTTACACCGTGATGTTTTTCGTAATATTTTTTTACACCTTTAAGAATTTTTATACAAGTATCCTCACTAGGCTCATCAATTACTACACGTTGAAAACGTCTCATCAATGCACGATCTTTTTCAAAATGTTTACGAAATTCTTCCCATGTAGTACTAGCAACTACTTTAATAGTTCCTTTTGTTAGTATTGGCTTTAACATATTAGCCATATCATTGCTGTTGCCGCTGGCTGCGCCTGCACCATTCATCATATGAGCTTCATCTATGAACAATATACAATTTTTCTTTCTTTCTAAGGCAGTTAAAACAGTTTTTAATCTTTCTTCAAAATCACCTCTATATTTTGAACCGGCAAGTAGTGAACTAATATCTAAACTGTAGACACTGTGTTCTTTAATAAAAGAGGGAACATTATCTTCTACAATATTTTTAGCAAGTCCTTCTGCTATAGCAGTTTTTCCTACTCCTGGGTCTCCTATTAAAATTACGTTACTTTTATTACGTCTTGCCAACACTAATTGAACTTCTTCAATTTCTTTTTCTCTTCCTATAACAGGATCTATTTTTTTATTTTTAGCTTTTAATGTCAAATTTACGCAAAACTGATTTAGAAGTTTTTCTAAGTGTGGATGTAATCTTGTTTCACCTGTTTCATCCTCTACCACTTCTTTTATATTTTCTTTTTGTAAAAAGTTAATCAATTTATCTTTATCTATTTTTGCTCGTTTAAGAAAATAATGAGCATAACTTTTCTTTTCTGTAAATATTGCAAGTAAACAATCTATTGGTTCGATGACAGTTTTTCCGCCAAAAAGAACTGTAGTAAATGTTTTGTTTAATACTCTGTCAAATGTTTGAGTTTTCCTAGGTTTTTGTATCTCGAGATTGACAATATTAGATAGTTCTTCTTCTAAATATCTATCTAAATCGCTATTTAAACTAGTTAGGTCTGCCCCAAAGTCAGTTAAAATTTTGTTAAGTTCTTGACTATTAATTAAACAATGTAAAAAATGCTCTAAAGTGATATACTCATGATGCATTTTCATAGCTTTTATTACTGCCTGTTCAAAAACTCCTTCAAGTTCTTTATTTGGTGAAATCATTTTTATTTCCTTTTCTTTTTTAATGCTAGGTCCCATTTAAGGCGACTCACACGATCTTTAAACACAATCCCATCTAAATGATCGAGTTCGTGTTGAAAGCATTTACTACCTAAGTCAGTAAATGTACCTACTTGAAATTCTCCTTTACTATCTTGCCAAGAGCAATGTACAAACTTACTACGTTTTATTTTAACAAAAATATTCGGAAAACTCAAGCATCCTTCAGGTAAATCCTCTATTTCTTCTTCAAAATCTATAATTTTTGGATTAAAATATGCCTGGGAATCACCCTGTATAGCATAATCACCCATGACGAACACTCTGGCTTTTATCCCAACCTGATTAGCTGATAATCCTATACCCTTGTTTGTAATCATAGTTGATATTAAATTCTTTTCTAACTCTATAGGATCTACTATAGGATTAGCAAAATCGAATTCCGGCATTTTTTCAGACAGAATAGGATGCGGGAAAGATAAAATTTTGTACATAGATTATTTAAAGGCTTGTTTTAATAAAGATTTTTGTTGATCTGTAACATATGTAGGTATGGTAATTTGAACATTAATCAGAAGCCTGCCCCTCATGTTAGAGTTACTCATATTCGGCATTCCTTGATTAGGAATACTTAATAATTGGCCATGTTGTGTTCCTGGAGGGATAGCTACTTCTATTGTTTTTCCATCTATACAATCTATATCTTTAGTTTTACCTAATATAGCATCTATGCAGTTTAATTTCAAATCGTAGTATAAATCATCTTCTTCTCTTCTAAAAGTGTTATGATTTTTAATAATCACTGTTAAATGTATATCACCTTTAGGTATTCCTTGTATAGAGTCGTCACCCATGTTAGCCAAACGTAACACAGTACCAGTTCTAACACCTTTGGGAATTTTAACTTCTACGGTTTGATTTCTGCCGCTTGGTAATTGAATATTCGCAATAAGGTCTTTACTAAAAAAAGCATCTTCTAATGTAATTTCTGTTTGTAAATTTATTGTTCTGTTTCTAACGGGAGCCTGTCGTCTAAAAGGACCACCGAACATATCTCCGAATGGATGATTAGTAAAAAACTGTTCAAATCCGGGGGGAACATTGTTTGAAAATTCAAAATGAAATCCCTGAGGTTGAGGATTATCGTATTCCGCACGTTTTTGTGGATCGCTTAATACATCATATGCTGCTTGTATTTCTTGAAATTTACCTTTGTCACCTCCTCTGTCAGGATGATGTTTTGCAGCTAATTGTCTATAGGCTCGCTTAATAGTTTCAGGATCTGCTGAGCGATCTACTCCTAGGGTTGAATATAAGTCTGTCATAATTGTTATTAATAGAAAAAAGGTATAGTAAATTATACTATACCTTTATTTAAGTGTCAACTAATTATTACTTTTTATCTTTGGCTGGTGGAATTTCTGTTGATTCAAGCTTTTTACGAACTTTAACTTCTTTACAAACTTCTACAACTTTTCCACTTTTATCTTTCACTTCGTTTCCATCTTTATCCTTTTTTGGATGACATACTTTTTTCATCTCGCCTTTACCTGCATGATCGTCTGATGCATAGGCACCATGTGCTATTGCTAGGCTGGCTAATATTGCTATTAGGTACTTCATTTTTCGCTCCTTAAATTTCTGGTTCCGGTGGTTGGACAGGCATAGGTTTTCCACCGGGTCCTACTAATACTTCATTACTGGTAAATGGAACTGCCATAGCTGCCGCAGCTCCTAGTCCTGCTGCTACGGCAACTGGCGCTGCACTACCGAAGCCACCTGCTGCTGCGCCTGTGTTACCTGCGGGTGGCTGCTGAAAACCCTGGCTAGGTGCGCCTCCAAAGCCGCTTCCGCCAAAGCCTGTTCCTGAGGATCCAAATCCCCCTGTCGGTGCTTGGCCAAATGATGTAGGCATACTGCTTGGTGTAGGTGCTGCGCCGCCATTATTTGCTCCGTTTAATTTTTCCTGTGTACGACCCCATGCTGCTAATCCTAGAACCGCACCCATGGCAAGGTGAAATAATCCTGCACCTTGTAAAGTTAATGGGTTCCATTGACTTGGATAACCTTGAGGCAGTTGTCCTTTGAACATTAGTGATGTCATAACTGCATACATGACAGGAAATGCTACAAAGTCTGCGAAACATACTAACATATATAGCCACCCCATCATAGGACGCCATTTGGAATTCATCCAATCTTCTTTTTTCTTTTCACTATCGCTCATTTTAGCGTAGTCATCTGCTGTTCCCATGTTCACTCCTTGTTTATTCTATTTAAAACCAAAGGTATAGTCCATTTAAACTTAATATCAATCCTGCTCCTGCTACCAGAAAACTACCATAAAATAATGGCATACTCACAGCAAGAATACTAGCAGATAAAAGTACAATACTAAGTTGGTAGGCTGTTGAAGCATACCCAATCCATGGGCTACGTTTCTTAGCTTCATCACGTTCAGCCTCGAGTGCTTTGGCTTTTACCATGATTTCTTCTTTATCATGATGCATACGTTTGGCCTCTTCTTCAAATTTTGCTTTATTTTCAGGAATACGAGTGTCCATTGCAGAAGTTGTATAAAGAACCTCTCTAATGTTTTTAGCCTGATACCATGACCACTGATTATTTGCAGCTATTGTATTGTTTAAAACAGTTGAACTTAATTTTCCACCATACCATGCGTTTACGGCTAACAATAAGGCAAAGATATTAATGACAAGACCTGCCTTATCTTTAATCTTAGCTTCGCGTTCAGAACGTGAACCAGGAGGTGGTTTAGGAGCATTGGGATCCTTTGCTTCCTTGGTAAAAAATCTTAACATTGTGTCTACTGCGCTCATTTTATGCTCCCATTATATGTAAGGCGTGTTGATAGTGTTTTGTACGATCTGCAAGGCCAATAGTGCCTCCGTTAATACGTTTAGTCGCATTAAGTACATCTCCTTGATCTGCAAAGTTATTTAACTTATTAGATTCCCAAAACCAGCAGGCTGACTGAACTGCACCTTCGAATGTTTGCAGGTATGCAGGAATTTCTTCAATATCAGTTTCTATACTATCTGCAAATGCCTGATAATTATTACGACCTGTCAACTGTATGAGCCCTCTTCCACAAAATTTCCAACCGTCTCCTGTATGTTCAGGACCATTGCCCATGCGACCACCATATGCTCTATTAGCTATCATTTCTTGTTTATTAGCATACTGCTGAGCTACCTCCATGGTAGGGAAATACCTAGGCCATACTTTTACAAGACTCGCTGCTTTGTAATTTAAATTTTCTTTCAAAAATTTAAATCCTCCACTTTCGTGAATACACTGAGCTAAAAACATAGCTATTCTTTGTGGGGTGTTTATATCATAATCTGGTAAACAACGTTCCATAGCATGATGCCAGTGATCTATATAAGGATTTCCTGGAAGTAGTTGTGCTAATTGTTCTTTAGTTAAAATAAAATCAGACATATTTGCTCCGTTATATCATAGAAGCAATACTTATTAAACCAGTAATTGCTATATGTAATTTTTGTTTTGCATCAAAACTATCCATATGACTATCTATATTTGCCTGTCTTTGTATATCAGACATTAGACTCATATATTCTTCTTTTGAAAGTTCACCACGTTTCATCATTTCTGTAAGCTCATTAGCCTGTTGAGCAGCATTCATAATGATAGGATCACCTGTACCTAAACACTCGTATAAACTATGTTGGTGTTGTTCTACGCTCATTGATTTCCTCCTGGAACTCCTCCGGTGATTTTTAATCTAGATACTTTATATTCCCCAACTTTTTTAGGAAGATCGCCTTCACCGAATGGATCAGTTAAATCCCAACCCATAGCTTCACTTATATAAAGTATAAAAAATTTATTGCACTCAGGTCTACCATCTATACCTGGTATATTTTGTAATACTCCTAATGTGTTAACCCCTAAGTCTGTAGCAATATCAAAGAATTCATCGTTAGTAATTTCTCCGTTTGTTAAACTAATTTTTAGTTTAACAAGCTCGTTGGCTGCAAATTTAATTCTTTCGTCGGTAGAATTAATACTCTTATTATACCATTCTTGCCAAATTTCGTTACTCATGATTTTTACCTTAACTAATTAATTTTTTTGTATTCTTCTTGAATTTTCATTAGAGCTTCGATCTTTGAAGTATATGAAATGTTTTTTACATGACATAATATTTTAATAAACAGATCAGTTACATTTTCTAAAGCTATAGGATCATGTAATTTGCCATTAGGTACGGGTTTACTGAATGTGTTTTTTGTTATATTGTCAGTTTCTAAATAAAAATCAGTTACTGAAATTTCTTGATTATCAAACTTTTGTTTTAAATTGTAAATTTCTTGGCTGGCAATTCTAATAATTTCTATATCACAATTCATACAGTATTGATAATTTTCTTCCCAAATTTCGCTACTCATCTTGGCCTACTCCCTATTATAGATTGCATACGTTTTGAACTATTTTCTATATTATCAAATTTTAATTTACAAAATATAATACTAACAGACCCTTTAGTATATCTTTCATGCAACTCTTTGGCTATTTCATTTAACTCTTTAGAGGCTGCTTGAACATCTTTATTTCTTGGTACGTGCTCGCTATACATCATAAACAACTCAGTTTGAGTAAAAATATGCCTAGCATGATCTTTACTTTGTTCTACATTAGCGCACTCTTCTTTATATCTATGTGCCTGTGATCGTATATCTGTAATTAATTTATATTCATTAGGATCATATTTAGTCATTAAGTATGCATCTAATAGTACACATCCTGAAAGAAAGCTCGATAGTACTAATGCAAAAAATATTCTAATCATTTTGATCCTGTTATCGCTGCCTTGCTTTTATTAACAGTTTCTTCGTAATTATTCTTTTGATCCTTATACCATTGTTGCCAACTATCGTTTTTCAAAGAACACTTATAATGTAATGTATAATTCTCAACTAAGTTATTAAGTAAATCATTTAATCGTACAGGTTCACCTTCTTTTCCAGCTTTTAGTTCTTTTAATTCTTCACATTTTTTCATTAGTTCGACACTGGCAGGTGGCCAATCCGGAGGAGGTACTGGCACACGTATTACTTTAGGTTCAAATAACCCACAACTAGAAATTAATAAAGTGCAAAAGATAATACCAAGCATTCTCATTGCTTTTCTCCCTTCACTACTTTATTAATTTGGTCAACTACGGCGTTTGGAATAGGACACTCTTGATTAGCTCTTCTAGCATCTTCAAGTTCTTTCTGATGTTTTGCTTCTTGTTCTTTAAACTTATTATTAAAAGCTTCTTTCTCTGCCGAACTCATCTTATTAAAGTTAACAGATGCTTCTGCCGCTTTTCTACGTTCTTCTGCTGCTTTAGCTTCTAAGTCTTTTGTTTTACCAAAAAGAGCGCCGACCTGATCTTTTAATTGATCTTTCTCTTTATCTATTTTTTCTTCTTCTTGTTTTACAGTTGAGTCTGTTTCAGCGGTAATATTTTCTGCTTTTTTATTACCTTCTTCTATTATGTTTATTACTTCTTCTGAAGTTCTATAGTTCAAGGCCCCTTCAACATAAACTGACCCCAATAGTACAACAAAACTTAATATTCTAATAGGTAATGCATAAATTCCCATAAAAGGAATTAATCGCATAACAAATGTTAAAAAATATCCTAAAAATCCTGCAATAACTAATAGATGCCATACACCAGCTGGTATCCAATCCATAGTTGTCTCTAACATCCATAACAAAAGGTTAACTTCAGGTTCTGATTGTTCGGACATGTTTACCACCTATTTTTTTCTAAAACAACTGCACGATCCCCATTTCTAATTAAAAACACATTACCAATTTTGTCAATATCGTAGTTTCCGAGATACTTTGCTAAAAATATAACTTGGCTTTGACTACTTTCATCTAATCTCAAAGCACCAGGAAATGCTTTTAGTACATTATTATAATCTCCTATTGCTAGAAAAGTTGTTTCAATGTCATTAGCAAATGGTTTTCTAAATGTTAATCTATTATTTTCTGTTAATTGTAATTCCACAGATCCTTGATCAAAAAAATCATTTAAATCTGATTCTTTTATTTCTAACATAGCAGATTCATAGGATTGTGGTGTTAAAGGAACATTTTCTGTTAATGATTCTTTGGTAAATTCTACACTGTGATTTGCTTTTTGGTATCTGAACCTCCAATTTTCGCAATCGCATAATTTAGTTACACCGTCTAATAGCTCTTCAAGTTGTTCAGCAAGTTGAGGAGTTCTTTGAATTTCTACAAATACTTGGTATTTGCCATCGTGCTCTTCTCCTGCGCTCATGTCTGCATCTAATATAAAATCATAACCTTTTTCTATAAATTCTACCAGATCTATAGCAGGATGTTTTTCTTTAACTTTAAATCCTATAACAACAATATCTTTGTCTTCGCCCATCTTACTTTTATATTGGTCTACTGTAAAAAGTTTGTCTATATAATTCTTTAAATCTCCAGATCTCAATCCTTCTTTAAGATGTTTACGCATTAGCTGGTGCCTCCTGTGGTGCTTGTTGCGCTGCTGCTTCTTGAGTCATATCCATACTATTGTATTTCATTAATTCTGCTCTTCTAGCAGATTCTTTATTTTCTTGTCCAACTGCAACATCCTGCATGAGTTTTTTAGGCATCGTAATTGTAACTATCCACACTGGATGAGCATCTATTTTACCTTTACGTGTTCCGGGCCTGAAATCTCCAGGATCTTTTATTTTTCTTGGCATAAGAATATGGTCTTTTTTATATGTAATATCGCAACCATAGTCAACTAATCGTTTTGCTCCTTTTGGATCCGGAGCAGACTTTAATGGCCACATAAATTGACAAGTAATATCATGTCTGTTAACATGCGGGCCCTCTACTAATTCTCCATCTTCCCAATTATCAAATACATAAATGTCTAATTCGTCTAATACTCTTTCAAAATCTTTGACCACAGAAAAAGCACCGTTATTTTCACTTATAACTTGTAGGTTTTTAATAATGTCTAGAACGTCATGCATATGATTATCCTTGTCTGTATTTAGTTTTTTTTTGAGTGATTATATACAATGATTAAAATTAGGCTATTTTATTGCCTTTTTAAAATCATATTTTAAATACATTTGCAGGTTGATCATTATATTATGATCAGGAGAGTAAATTGCCTAGAACCAAGCGTCGTGAACGGAATTCTTTTTTAGAAAAGGATCCTAGATTTTCAAAAGAAATGAGCAATAACCTTATACAGATTAAGCCTTACCTAAAACGTAAACAGCAAGTTAGTATAATTCCCAGAAACCTGTCTCAAGAAAAATATTTTGAACTGTTAATAAATCCAAAAAAATATATAATATTAGCTATCGGTCCTGCGGGAACAGGCAAAACGATGTTAGCTGTCCAGATGGCTATAAAATTACTTAAAGAAGGTATAACCAGTAAAATTATTGTTACCCGACCAGCTGTTTCAGTTGATGAGGAACACGGATTTTTACCAGGCACATTAATTCAAAAAATGGAACCTTGGACAAGACCAATATTTGATGTTTTCGAGGAATACTATCATCCTCGAGAAATATTAAGTATGTTGGAAGATGGAGTTATAGAAATTTCGCCGTTGGCTTATATGAGAGGGCGTACTTTTAAAAATGCTTTTGTCATAGCAGATGAAATGCAAAATGCCACACCTTCTCAAATGAAGATGTTATTGACCAGACTCGGAGAAAATTCTAGAATGGTAGTTACGGGAGATTTATGTCAGGCAGATAGGCCTCGAGAAAACGGTTTGTTTGAATTTTGCAAATTACAAGAAGAAGGAGGTGATTTAAAAATGATCGCTATGGCAAAATTCGAAACAAAGGATGTAGAAAGGCATCCTGTTGTAAAAGAAGTTTTAAAAATATATAAAGAAGTGGTTTGAAATAATAAATCGAGCAAACGATCAGCCTGCTTTTATACTGCTCGATTTATTGTTATAGTCTTGACAACTTGACTAGACAGGCCGCAAGATTTATTTCTGGATCTGCAATGAGAGCATGATCTACCAGACCTTGTTTAATAATAAGCAAGGCTTTATCTTTTGTCTCATCTGTTTTTCCAAACAATTCTAAATTATCGTACATCCAACGATAGATTTCTTCCATTTCTTCTGGTCTAACTTTACCGCAGAGTAATTTTCTAGCATCTTGTATTTTACCCTGTTTAAATAATTCAACCATGTCTATTTTATAATCACTAGACTCTCTATCGTTGGTACTTGGTAATAAAAGTTTTTGGTTAGCACAATGTTGTTGAATCATGTTTATACATTTTCTAAGATCAGGATAGGTAACCTTAACAAAAGTATCTAATACATCTAATTCAAAATCTATTTCTTCTTCGACTAAAATTGTTGCCACCCTAGCAGTAAATTCTGTTTGGTCAGTACGTTCTACATGAAAGCCCTGACATCGACTATGTATGGCAGGAATAATTCTGTTTGGATAGTTACATGTAAGTATGAATCTACTATGGTTGCTGTAAGTTTCCATTACACCACGAAGTATGGCTTGAGCATTTGGAGTTAGATAATCTGCTTCATCTAACAAAACAATTTTAAAAGGACCAAACGGAATCATTTGAACAAAATTAATAATTTTGTCTCTTACTGTCTCTACATTGTTTTCTCGTGATGCATTAATTTCTAATACATCGTAATCTTCGATCCCGAGCTCATTTATGAGAACTTTTGCCAATGTTGTTTTGCCAATGCCTGCCGCACCACTTAGTAACAGATGAGGAATAGACTTTTCTTTGATCCATAATTGAACTTGTCGTTTTTGTGCTTTATCTTTAAAGACATACTGATCTACTGTTTTAGGTCTATAACGCTCTGTCCAAAGTTCTTTAGCCACGTAATGACTCCATAGTTACAATCTTGCTTAGACTTTCTCCTAGGTTTTGTTCATGAGTGACAATATGTAGGTTTTGGTTATTTCGATCTTTAAGACGATCATAGGTTCGTGTTTCTACGACCATACCACCTGCTGCTCTGTGAATAGTAATACGCATAGGCTGATTTGAGTCTAATTCTGTAGAATCCACTAGTCTTGAGCCTGATAATGCCTCTACTTGCTCTTCATTGAGCCAGTTGCGAATCCAGCGTTTAAATTTTGATTTCATGGTTGCCTTTTGTTTTGTTACATTTCGTCGTCTATTATATTCTGCACTATTGTTAATGGTAAGTATAGTTATGGGATTACTTGATGTCATTTCTAACCTATTATCATATAATAGATTATAAGATTTTCTTTAATAGTTGTCAAATGATATTATTAAATTCTGATTAATTTCGTAGTACATCAGAAGGTGGATTTTCTGATACTGCAAGTATAGATTTACCTTCGATCATTCTTAATTCTTTTGTGTTACCGTCTTTATCTTCCCATTCTACTGTTCTTGTCCACCGACCGTGTTCTACCAATACCCATTCCCCAATTATCACATCTTTTTGATCTTTTCCGATAGCAAATACTCTTCCCCATCTAGGATGTATACCAGATGTTTTACCGTTGTCACTGGCTATGAATAATCCGCTTTTTGTAATTTCATGATCAAAATTCATGTCGCTAACAATAATGTTATCCCTCAATGGAATAACTTTTCCTTTAAGTTTCATATTTTTCCTCTTATACTCCTGTTGGTTTTTTATCTTTTTTTTCTATTGGTTTAATTTCTTCACGTTGTTTAGCAGGTGTTTTTTCGTAATAATCTGCTACAATTTGTTCTCTTTTTCTTATTATCTTTCCACCTGGACCTAGCTCATCGCCTCTTGCATTAACACGTACGTTACCTACAGCAGGCATAAGTTCATTATTGCGCATGATTTTTTCCATGTCAACTTCTTTTCCTTGAAACGATTTATATGTTTTATTCATTTTTTAACTCCTTTAGAAATTCATTTATATCTAACTGATACTTCAAAGAATCTATTTTATGTACTCCTATTAAGTATAATACATAACTGGCAACGCAACTACCTCTGCCTACACCCCACACAATATTGTTTTCTCGCATGGTATCTACCAAGTATTTAAGGTAATATAATAGGTCATACATTTTATGCTGAGTAAATAATTTTAATTCTTTTTCTACTCTATTACGTTTTTCTTCAGTGTCACAAGACTGATATAACATTTCAATAAGATTCGGACAATAATTTTTTGGCATAAACCAATGGCCTTGATTATGTAGATCAAATTCTTCCATTGTTAAGTTATTCGATTGGATGGACCTTATACATGCAATATTATCTTTATTTTTGTTTAACGCATGATTAAACTGTGATACTACAGATTCTTCAAAGAAGAACCTGCCTAAATCTTGTGTTTTTGTTGAATATATAACTTGAACAGCTTCATCCTCGCTTAAAGTAACCTGACCATATGAATTTATTTCCATAATTTATTATATTATAGATAGGGCTAAATGTCAACGGTCTATGTTAATTAAGTCGTCAAAATCTTTATTTTTTTCTTGTAGTTTTTTGTGATTTTCTATGTGCCTATTGGCTTGCTCATTTCTATAATGTGATATGGCAATATTGAGCTGTTCGCAAACTAAGCCTTGACCCATTTTAGCAGCTATTGTGTATTTTTTAAAAAGTTCTGCTATTTTTAGTTCTATATCATCGTCTTTTAATTTGCTCAGATCTTTTATTAATGGGTTATACATTAACTTAATCCAACTTGTTTCCAACTTCCGTTATAAACATAAATCTTGTTATTGGTAGAATCGTAATATAAAGGAACTGTTCCTGCTATACTAGTTGGTACACCTGTTGGTGCCCCAGCAGCAGACGGTATGCGAATAAATCCGTCCTTCATTGCTGTCGTGCCGGATTTGGTATACACATTGCCATTACCGTCTGTTTTAATTGCCATATTCACCAATTCAGCTGCAAATACAGTATTACCGCTGTCATAACTCCATAAATTCCAAATCACAGGAGTAGTTTGAGTATAGCTTACAGGAAATCCTGTTCTTGTTAATAATGTTGTAATACCGCCTAAGTTAATGTTTATAACACTGGAAGTACTTGGAGTTATTTCTAAAGTTACCACACCACATTTATTGTCACTTGGCCAATTTACCACAGTGAATGTATGGGTATTCACGTTAACTGAATATTTTTGGTAACTACCAGTTTGATAATCTACTTCTACTACTCCACTGACTGATCCATTGTTAACAGTTAATAAACTTGGGGCCTGTAAAGTTGCTCTTTTTACAATATTTTCACCAAAGTCATTTGTTGTGGTTAGGCTAACTGATCCATTTTGTAGCCCTGTTATTTCTTTGCTAGCAACTCCTAGAGCAGACTGTATTTTAGAAAAGTTGTTCCTAAACCCCTGTGAGTCATTATCTTCTCCTGGAACAGGAAAATTAACATTTATAGAATTGCTATAATTTGTAATAGTACTAGCCAAAGTCTAACTCCGCTTATTTCTTTAAGTTATTTTTTAAATTTTCTACTTCTGACGCAAGATATTTAACTGATTCAATAAGTAATGGAATAATTTTTCCATATTGAATAGCTTTATGCCCGTTTGGTTTCGTAGCGACAAGTTGCGGAAGTATTTTTTCTATCTCTTGAGCAATAACACCAACATCTTGCTTTCTTACAAAGAACCCGTCTTCTCCGCCACGACTTTCAATAAAATCTTCCTTCCAGTCAAAATAGTAACCGTGAATTTGGTTTATCAGTGTAATTGGGTTGTCAATTAATCTTATGTTTTCTTTCAAACTGGCATCTGAAGTATAATAGGCTGTGACATCTCCAGTGGCTCTGATTTCACCATTAACATATAATGAACCATTTATTGATGCTGTTGATCCTGCTTGTGGACTGGTATAACCTACTTGGAAAGTTCCTGTGGTAATATAAACTTGATCATATTTTGCCACAAGTATATCATTAGTAATATATGTGCCGTAGGTACGTTTAAATCTAAATCTTATAGATTCATTCTGATCGTAATCGTTTTCTGATTGTAAAATAAAGTTACTTGTTTCGTTTCCTGCCGGGCTTTCGCCATAGATTTTCCAGCCGTCTGTGTTACCAACAGTTTGACCAATATAATATGTTGGTTCACCCGAAACTCCGAAGTAATTTGTACCTACAGTATTTTGTGGTAAAGAAACTCCATTGGCTGTGAAAAATCCACTGTTTGGGTTAACAGAAACACTGCTAGTAGTATATAATAATTCACCACTAGAAGAAGCATTGTTTGAATCTACAAAAGTTGGATAATATGTACCTGAAATAGGTAATGAAACTGTATTAACCTGGCTGGCTGTATTTACAGCTACACCAAGGTTACCTACAATATTGCCACCTACATATAAATTACCACCTATGCCTACGCCACCTTGTGTAACTAAGTCGCCTGTTATAGTTGATGTAGCTTGTGTACCAAAAACTGTTCGCATACGACTAGCATATAAATCTCCTCCTATGCCAGCTCCACCCCTTACTTGAAAAGCCCCTGTCAAAGTACTTACAGAAACAGTTAATCCATCCAACGTCAGTGTATTAAAAAATGCAGGTCCTCCTGATCCTCTACTGACCATTACTTCGCCGGCATTACCTGGACCTGTGAAAACGGTTCTTCCGGGACTTTGTTGATAAGGTGTCTGTCCGGCTACCCCACCATTTAAATTTGTAGCTGTTGAAATAATACCACTGGCATTACCATAGATGGTTCCTCCTACAAATATGTCTCCGCCAACTCCTACTCCGCCAAACACATTAAATGCACCAGTTATTGTTGAAGTAGCTGATGTAATATTAGTAATAGTCGTGCGTCCGCCTACAACTAAACTTTGACCTATTCCAACTCCTCCTACTACCTGTAGTGCGCCTGAATTGGTAGAGCCTGCATTTGTTGCATTTACTACGGTGTTAATTCCTGCTAGATTAGTCTGTCCACCTACGTATAAATTTGCGCCAATACCAACTCCACCGGTTACAATAACTGCACCACTGTTAGTAGAACTTGCATTAGCACCGTTGGCAAATAATCCTTGCCCGCCAACTGCTACGTTTTGTGCTATGCCTACTCCTCCCAAAACTCTTAAAGATCCTGTGTTGGGTGAAGGAGAACCAATAGTGCCATTTATAACAACATTTGTTACACTGAATAAATTATCGTTGTACCAATATTCAAACCCGTATTCAAATGTTGTACTACCTGGACCTGTTTGGTAGGGGATTAAGTATTGGTCACCAAATGACAAGTTAGAAGCCGTTGTACTTGCGCCAGAACTTAAGTTGTTAGGATTTAACCATGTTGCTGTACTACCGTTTGAAACTAGGATATAACTACTTGTGCCTATTGGAATAAATGCTGTTTGACCTATGTTAGTCTGGTAAGGTATACTTCCTTGGGCACCACCTGATAAATTAGCTGCTGAAGTGGCATTGGTAGCTGTACCAAATATAGTACCTCCGACATATAAATTTCTACCTATACCAGCACCGCCCGCTACTTTTAATGCTCCCGTCGTGGTGCTTATTGCCTGTGTTGAATTCGTAGTTTCTATAACGTCGTCTGTTACTACCAACGTGGTAGTAACAGTGGTGTATTGAATAGTTAATTTATCTGCTACGATCTCACCAGCTACATATAGATTACCACCAATTCCTGCACCCCCAGATACTACTAATGCGCCTGTTAATGTAGATGTAGCTTGGTCCGTGCTTAAAGAAACAATTTTACCGCCTACCCACAGAGCTTGACCTATTCCTGCACCACCTCTAACTTGAAAAGCACCGGTAAACTGATTAGTAGAATTTGCTAAACCGAATAATGTTAATGTATTATTAAACGTCGGCATAGCTGAGCCATTGGCAACTAAAACATTACCGTTACTACCCGGACCAAAAAAGCTAGTTTGTCCTGTTGATGTTTGATATGGTATAGCTCCTGCTACACCTCCTGCCAAATTAGTAGATGTATTAACATTATTAACGCTAAGATTAGTTCCTATGTTTAATGCACCTAGTATACTTACATTTCCGCCAATGAATACATCTTTCGCCACTGCCATACCACCAGAAACTGTAAATGCGCCTGTAGTGGTACTGGTAGAATTTGTTGTTGATGTTACTGATACTACTCCGACTGAAAGTTTCTGTTTAGAAAGGTCGTAAAATAAATTTGCGTTAACAGAGACATCGTCAAACGCATTTGGTCCTGCCGAAAGCGCCGGATATCTTACAGCAGGTATAGCATCATCTAAAACATTATTAATATATAATTGTTTGGCTTGTGTAGCAAATCCAACTTGTACAGTGCCACTTGATGCCCAGGTTGGTATACTTCCGTTAGATCTTAAAATTGCATTATTAGCGCCGATACCTAAAAATACTGTAACACTAGATGCATTTTGATATGGAATGCTACCTAGGGCTCCTCCTTCTAGGTTGTTGGTTACTGTACTATACGGACCTGTTGGTCCTGTAACACCTGCTCCTGTGGGACCTTGTGGTCCTATTGGGCCCTGTGGTCCTGTAACTCCAATTGGACCTTGTGGTCCAGTCACGCCTTGTGGTCCACTTGGACCCTGTGGTCCAGTTACGCCTTGTGGACCTTGTGGACCTTGTGGTCCAGTTACGCCTTGTGGACCTTGTGGTCCAGTTATACCAATTGGTCCCTGCGGCCCTGTTATACCCTGAGGACCACTTGGTCCTGTAGGGCCAGTAATACCTTGTGGACCCTGAGGCCCTGTAGGACCTTTTTGTGCTAGTAAAGTTTGTGCTAAAGTTACAGATAAGGTTTGATTAACTGCTGAATCCTGCACAATAAACAGCGTTGTAGCCGGATCTGGATCAGTTAAAACAGGTAAATCAACAAGATTAGGACGGGCGTTACTCATAATATAGTTATTGGATAAACTATTTATTTGAATAAAATAAAATCATGATTAGGGCTAATTTACTTTTTTATTAGTGTAGAGTCCTTGGTTCTAATTGATTTAGATCTTTTATGCCGAAGATTTTACAAATACGTTTAACTTGTCTAGGTGGTTCGTCAAATAGATCTTCAGGAAACATTATAGATTTTAATTGTCCATTGGCACTGATAATAAACCCAAAATCTCCATCTTCCATTTCATCATAGTCCTCAAAGTTTTCGTATTGCTCGGACATCTCATTCTCCTAAATAACAATGTATTTATTGGTTAAATATATAATCAACCTTAAAGGATTTATTTTATGGAAATTATTATTTTAATAGTAGGTATTGTTGCAGGAGCAGTTTGGTGGTTTTATAACAAAAATCCAAAAATACAAGAAGCAACTTCAAGTTTAATTAACAAAGCCGGAGAAGTTATACCTAATACAATGGACGTAAACAAGGACGGAAAGGTAAATTTATCTGACGTAAAGGCTTTAACGTCCAAAGCGGAAGAAGAAGCCAAACAAATCGCCACAAAAGTAGAAGAAACTGTTAAAAAGACTAGAGGCAGAGCTAAAAAACTTGCAGATTTAGACGGTGATGGTAAAGTGACTCTTTCAGATGCTAGAGTAGCAGCTAAAAGAGCCAAGACTAAAGTCGAGGAAACTGTGGTTAAGAAAACTCGTGGCAGGACGAAAAAGGCTCAATAATTAAATTAAGCCATTGGTTTCGGCAAACTCAAACAAGGCAAAACTGGCAATATTTTTACCTTTACTTTCGCACATGATATCGAATTGATCAGCGAATCTAAGAACATATCTATTCACTGTGTGATTCCAGAAAAAATCACTGTGAGCACGTAATTTTTGTTTTGTTATACCTCGTCTTAGTATTGATTCCATAAAAGGAGCTCCGCCCGGATCGTGTCCTACCAATACATCTTCTCTACTTATACTGTAATGAAGAACAGGCCTTTCTCCTCGCCAACTTTCTAATACTTTGTAAACAAGAGGATCTTCTGGTTGAATATACTCTCCTTCTCTAACCCAAAAATGATGTACATCTAGTACAATAGGCAAGATATCTGCTAATTCTAAACAATCAGCTAGGCCGTACTTTATTTCTTCATTTTCGATGGTAATTGTGTTACGTGCTTCTGGAGACAATCTTGAAAAGACGTTTCTAATGCCTTGGGGACCGGCGCGACCCGCGATGTGGACATTGATTTTAAAGTCTTGAAATTTCTTACCGTATCCCATCCAACGGGCCATATCCACATGATATTCAAATTCCTCTATTGACCTATTAACAATTTCTGGATTATCAGAAGCAAGCACAGTATACTGGCCAGGATGAAAAGACAAGCGAATATTATCCCTACGAGCAATATCCCCAATAGTGAGAAAATGGCGTTCAAGATACTGGCGAACGGTGTTATCTCTATAGAAATAGCTCCAACTTGGTTCAGTATAAACAGGGAGAATGTCACTGCTAAGACGTACCATACGAAGTTTTTCATTTAATTTCCCAACCCTTTCAACTAATAAACGTGTAGATTCAATATTGTTTTTAAGTAGATCCCACAGTTTTTTTTCAGCAACATCTTTACTTTGTCTATTTAACCAAGCTACGGTAGTCGTGCCTGTATTATATTTTTTACAGTCGTCTTTAGCCTTAATTCCGTTTACTTGATCAGGCCTATCAATCCACTTACACGCAAAACCAATTTTTTTTGTCATGTTATCTCCGATTTATATTATTATAGCATTATTTTTCATATTTTACAAGTACAAATGGTATTATCCGTGCCATTCTATTGTAGGAAACACTTCAATATTACTAACATATGTATTATCATTTAAATTTAATATTAAATCTATTATTTTTACGATTTCGGTTTTTGATAATGCTTTGTTATGATCACCAAGAGGGTATGGATTAGATTCGTTCCACAACGGTGTATTAATTCCTCCTGGATGAATACTGAATACTTTTATTTTATCTTTTCTTAATTCTTTACCAATGATCTTGGCAAAAGATGTAAGAGCGTGTTTACTTGCACAATACACTGACTGATTATCTAAATTATAGAGTCCTGCTACACTGTTTATAAAGATAATATGACTGTTTTTACTTATATAGGGTAAAAGTAGTTTAGTAAGTATTACAGGTGATTTGATATTGACATTTAATATATTACAAATTTCTTCTATGGACAGATTTTCTAGTGTTGACTGTTTAAATCTTGCTGCATTATGTATAACCAAATCTACCTGATAAGGAAAGTTATTGAACAACTTAGCTAACTGATCATGGCATGACAAGTCTATTGGAATATGAATAAAGTTTTTATGTTCAATATTGCCAACAGTTCTAGAAAGTCCTATCACCTTAAAGTTATTTTGTAAAAAGTATTGGGCTATATCCTTGCCCAGTCCTTGACTAGTTCCTGTGATTAATGCTGTTTTCATATTCTAAGAATATTTCAATGGTTTTTTTTAAGTCGTCTGAAGTGACACCATTAGTAATGATATTCTTTCCTAAAGTTTTTGGTAAAGGAATATTTTGATAACCGTCTCTATGTAGTGTTGTCTCTTCTAGTGACATTAGAATTAAATTTATGTCTGCGAAATCCGAATGAAAAGTTGGCAGTTTGTATTTTCTTATACAATTGTATATACGATTTAGGTCTTGTTTGGTTATAAAGTTTTTATAATAACTTAAGCAACAGGAAAAAAAGCAATCTAACATTACTGCTTCACCATGTAACATAGAAGGTAGATTTTTCATTTCAATCATAGGACTAAATGTATGTCCAAAATCTACTGGTCGTTTTAAGTTTCTTTCATACAGATTGTTTTGTAGTTCGTTAACCATGGTATCTATAGATTGAAATAATATTTCATCGCTATTTTGTAATGAGTTTGAAACGATATTATTACCTTGTTCAATAAGTTCGAATAATTTTAAATTGCTAATAATAGCGAGTTTTAAAATTTCACCAATTCCATTTATAATCTGTTTTTCTTCTTGAGTTTTGAAGAACTTTTTGTCTAATAAGACTTTAGAAGGGGGATAATAGCTACCCAATCTATTTCTTTTACCTAAGTAATTAATTCCAACCTTAGTACCTATACTTGCATCTACGTAGGCAAGTAAAGTAGTAGGAATTTTTATATACGGAATTCCTCTTCTATATATACTACATGCAAATCCTACCAAATCCAATAACACTCCTCCTCCTATTGCAATTACTTCTTCTCTTCTTAAAAGATTATTATGGTTGAAAAAATTAATAATCTTTTCAATACTTTGCAAATTTTTTTGAGTTTCTTCGATTTGAAGTTTTAGTATTACAGCATCTGGAAATATATCAAGAAAGTCGGAATATAATAAACTAATTTTTTTATCTACAATAATAATTTGTCTTTTATTAAAATCTATATGGTTTTTTAAAAAATTATTATTAGTAAGATCATATGTTTCTATTATCGAAAATTCTTGTTCTAATTGGCAATTTATATTCCAAGTATTCATTTAAAAATCTTATTAAATAGGTAACAAGCATGTACGAAGAAATATTTAGCCTTGTCTATTTCTCCTGCATAACATTTAAATGGCAACATTCTTATAAATTGACTAGCTTCTAAAATATCTATAAATGTTAAATCTTTTTTATTAATATTATTAAGAAAACATTCTGTAAATTTCAAATAATTTTTTGGAACTACTTGGTTATAAAATACTGAGTTACCATTGATATTGACTTCTCTATCATTAATAAATCCATAAAAGCTTCTAGAACATTGTAATACCTGACTATAGTCTAAAAACTTACTATCTATTATACTTTCTTCATATAAATCTATAAATTTTATTTTGTCTTCATCTATTGAATACATGGTGTTTTCAAGTGTGGGATTGCCATGAATAAAGTTTTCATATTCTAAATCTATAGATGAAAAATATTTTTCTAATACATGCAGCTCATTTACAATATTAGGAACTTTTTGACCATTATAAAAATATGAATTATGTTTAAGAAAATTGTTAAATCCTTCATTTTTTCTTGCATCTAAAATTTTTTGAAATATTTCTTCTTGAAAGTAAAGAAAAGTTGCTCCTTTGTTTGCAATTAACTTATTTGCATGAATTTTATTAAATGCTTGCCAAAGTGAATTATTAATTTTTAAAATGAGATTATCTGATATATGATCTCTTGAAAAAATAGTTTTTATGTCTGTATATCCCTGTAAAAATTCTAAATCAAAATAAGCGTTGCCATTTTCTACTCCAACGCTTAAAACTTTAGGGACAAGATTTGGCCACATTGTCGTAAATCTCTGCAACTTTTTTAACTGAGAATACCATCTTACATACCCGTATTCTCTAGACGATGAAAGATTAATGGTTTTCCTTACAAATTCAAAATTATTATCTTTATGATGATTAGTTGAACTTAAACTTCCTCCTTTTAGCGGTATAATTTGCATATTCAGTCTGCAAGGTGCTGAGTCAATAACACTATTTCTTCTTTGGTCAAGAAGAAACTATAGGTACTGGTAAAAGTTTTGTCTCTAATTTGCTGCCCCTCTAATTCTATATGATATAGATTTTTAGGGGAGTCGCACAAAGTTTTTTTTAAAATTAAACGAAAATCTTCAGTTTGTCTAATAATTTTTTCAGTTTTCATTTTGAAAAATCCTCGAACATTAATTTTCTTCCTCGTGTACCTATTTCTTGATCTAGTAAATCTTTACAGGTAATCATTAAACAGCTAGCTAACATTATAAGTTCGTTTCTATCATCGCACATCATTATTTGACGATCTATGGGCCCCATTAGTTCTTTCATACGGTTTTTTATATCATCGTTATTCATCATGTTCTCTTTAATAAGACAAATAAATCTTTTTTATTTTTAGGTGACCAAAATTTTCCTTCCGGCCCACATCTAGTTTCATCTTGAAAAATTTTTAATCTTTCAAATCTTGCTGACCTATATCTTCCTGGTTCGTACCTTATACCTACTACAGGATCGTGTTCTTCGGTCGCTTCTGTATATGCTTTTTTACAATACAAATAACTGGATTTATCAAACCATGCCATGGGATAATCTTGCCATCTAAAAAATCCATGAATACAGTCTTTGCATAAAACATTATCTGACATATCAAATTCTATCACTTAGTAATAGTTTACACATGAAGGCATCATGCTCATCTTCGAACTCAAATAGCATGTAATCATACTCTGGCTTATAAATGAACTTATCGCCGGGTAGTCCGAATACTTCAAGGACCATGGCACAGGTTTCATTCCACCAGATATTTCCCTGATCGTCGGACCAGTTCACTCTGATTTTGTGCTGATACTTTTTTCCAATGTCCAAGAACCATCTCCGTTATCCTGCCATTTTATGGTGTCTCCCTCATTCCACCCAGTTTTAGCTAAAAAATCTGGAGGAAATTGAATCATAGCATCACCTGTTTGAGGGTCTTCTTGTACTTCCAATGTCCATTTATAATTTAAATTATTCATATTTTCTCATCTATAAGTCTATTTTACAGTCTATATTTAAAATAGTCAATGGTATATGATAATCCTGTACCTAAATCAATACTAGGTTCCCATTTTAATATCTTTTTGGCCATGTCTATATTTGGTCTACGTTGCAATGGATCGTCATCCGGTAGTTTTTTATATACTATTTTGCTTACACTATGAGTCTTTTCTAAAATAATCTTGGCTAATTCCAGTATTGTAAATTCACCGGGGTTACCTAAATTTATCGGCCCGCAGGTATAAAAATCGGTGTCCATCATAGATACCATGCCACGTATTAGATCATCTACATAACAAAAGCTCCTGGTCTGGTTACCGTTACCATATATGGTAATATCTTCTCCTCTTAACGCTTGTACTATGAAATTACTGATCACACGGCCGTCGTCAATACCAACTCTTGGTCCGTATGTATTAAAAATTCTAACAATTTTTGTATCCACGTGATGTTTGCGTCTATAGTCCATAAACAGAGTTTCTGCTGAACGTTTGCCTTCATCATAACAAGCACGAGTCCCAATAGGGTTAACATTGCCCCAATAATCTTCTGTCTGTGGGTGAATTTGAGGATCACCATAGACTTCACTAGTACTGGCTTGTAAAATTTTCGCACCTGTGCGTTTGGCCAATCCCAACATATTGTAAGCACCTAATATGCTGGTCTTCATGGTCTGTATAGGATCTAGCTGATAATACTTAGGACTAGCAGGGCAGGCCAAGTTATAGATTTCATCTACTTCTACATACAATGGAAAACAGATATCTTGTCTTAAAAATTCAAAATAGGGATTAGGTAATAAGTGCTGGATATTTTGTATACTTCCAGTAAAATAATTATCTACACACAATACGTGATTACCTTTTTTTAAAAGATATTCACATAAATGGCTACCTAAAAAACCTGCTCCACCTGTTACTAATATTTTTTTCATTATGTTCCTTTAACAATTCTTACTAATTCTTTAGCAGTAGCACTGGCTAATGTCCATCCTAAATGGCCATGGCCTACATGATAAAATATCTTAGGATTTTTACCTTGTTTTACAATAGGCAGCATGTTAGGGGTCATGGGTCTAAGACAAGCCCAAGGTTTGTAATATCTTGTTGAAATATCAGGAAAATTATTGTTAACCCATTTCAATAGTGGATTGATTCTATCTTGCCTTATGTCCCAATTATCACCTATTATTTCTGCTGTACCCGCTACCCTGAGATGATTACCCAGTCTGCTGGTTACTATTTTAGATTCGTCGTCTAAAAGGCTTACGAATGGAGCAGATTCTGATGAGCTCAAAGTATCTAACTTAATTGTTATACTATAGCCTTTTACTGGATAGATAGGTAAATTATCACCTAGCATTTTACTGGTATGTCTAGCATGACTGCCGTTGGCTATGATGATATGATCGTAATCTAATAATTTTTCAATAGATAGTATTTCAGTATTAAAGAAAAATTTAACATCATATTTTTCTTCTAATTTTTTGTATAATTCGAAACAAAATTTATGAATATCTCCGGTATAATCGCTAGGCGTATATATACCTCCAACTAGGTTATCAAATTTTTCAAGTGCGGGTTCAATTTTAAGTAATTTACTATAATCGTTAATAATTTGCCATTCGCACCCATTGTGGGCATAAAGTTCTTGTAACATCATGGCTTCATTGAAATAATTTGCATTTTTATAGATATGTAAAATACCCTTGTTCAACCGATCATATTTTATATTTTCTTCTTTTTCGATCTCACTATACAATTTACGTGATTCTAATCCTAGTGTAATTGTTTTAATTGTATTTCTAGCGAATTCATTATTTGCTGTATGATATAAAAACTTAGCTAGCCATTTGGCTTTATCCCAATCTAAACTAGGTCTTAATAAAAGCGGAGCATCTTTACGAGCCAACCATTTAATACCCTTATAGACATTTGACCAAGTATTCCATGTTTGGCTATTACTTACAGAGATTTGCCCGCCATTTGCATAACTACATTCCATAGCAGGATAAGATTCTTTTTCATAAACTTTAACATTGTAACCTGCTTGTGTCAAATAATAAGCAGCGGTTATTCCTGCTATTCCTGCTCCAATTACTGCTACATTTTTCATATTTGCCTAATTATTTTGTTTTACGCCACCAACGTTCTGTATCTGCCCATGATTTATCACTGCAATCTCTGCACTCGTAAAAACCATTAGGCAGATCTGGTGTAATTACAATATTCAGCCAAAATCCTATAACACATCCAAGGATTACGAGTATTACTGCACCTATTAATGAGAAAATAAAATCCTTCATTCAAAGCCTGCAAATAAATCCTCATTCCATTCTCTATGACCTTCTCTAAAAGCCATGTTAGCCTGAGTTTCTCTTACTTCCACACGATAACACCATAGTCTGTCTGCTTCGCCTGGACCCCACATATCAGGAATATAAACAGCGTTGACATACTTGTAAAGCATGTCTGCTAGACTTTCGCAACCTAATTTAGGTAATATTGTAAGTTTCGCTAATTTTTTCTCCTGAAGTAATTTAAATGTTTGAAATTCCGGATCATCTTGTGCCACCAGTAATGTATGATCGAATTTATCTTCTAAAAATTTTTTTAATTCTTTTAATCCGCCATAATCAGCAGCCCAGTTCCTTACATCTAAATCATTAGTTCCAAAATAGAATTTCATAGAAAATGAATAACCGTGTATCATATTACAATGGCTGTCAGCTCGCCATTGACGATATGCACAAGGAAATGCGTCATGATATTCTTTTGTACTGGTATATTTGTATGTTACAGGATAATATGTTGAAAAGCTTGTTTCAGAATTTTGTTTTAGTTCTAATGTTGATGATCTTGTCATCTCTTGCCTCCTTGAGTAAGTTTGATGACATGCAGAATATTTAAAGTGGGGTGAATGTCTAAGTCCACTGAGTACTAATTATATGTATCTTTTATATGTTTGTCAATACTCATGTTTTGATGAACTGATTTTTTAATATCTCTAATATCAGCAATTAGCATCTTAAGTAATTCAGTCTCGTAATATTTATGGTTAATAATTTCTTTAACAACTTGCATTGTCCAATACCACCAAATCACTGCTATGATAAATCCCGAACTTATTAAAAAGTAATGAAAATGACTAGTATCTTTTAAAAAATAGTCTAGCAATATTATACTTACAATTATAACAACTAATATACTTAATCTAATCCATACTCCTCTTTGTCTATTAAATTGTTGTAGTTTTTCTATGTGCCTATTCAAAATAAAGTTGACCATGATGTTCTCCCATAAGCACAATTATTTAATTACTCTTAGAGGAGAATTTTCTTGTAAGTTTATCTGGAGGCTACGATCCTATCACATAGTCCATAAACAAATGCTTCTTCTGCACTCATAAACTTATCGCGATCCATGTCACGCTCAAAGTCTTCATAGGTCTTACCTGCGGTATTATGTTTCACATACAGGTTGGTTAACATATGTTTCATGGCCATAATTTCTTTATAGGAAATTTCAATATCTGATGCCATACCTCTAGCACCTCCACTGGGCTGGTGAATCATATGGCGTGCATGGGGCAACATATAGCGTTTACCCGCAGTGCCTGCCTGTGCTAAAAATGACCCCATAGAACAGGCTTGCCCTAAAACATATGTGGCAATGTCTGGTTTAACAAACTGCATGACATCATAGATAGCCATGCCTGCTGTAATTATACCGCCTGGGCTATTGATATAAAAATTAATATCTTTGTCAGAGTCTTGACTTTCTAAGTGTAGAATTTGAGCGATGATTAAATTACTTACATTGTCGTCTACTGGACCATTTAGAAAAACAATACGTTCGTTTAAAAGTCTACTGTAAATGTCAAAGGCACGTTCACCTTGACTGGTCCGTTCAATTACCATAGGTACTAGCATTTTTTATCCTTATGTTATTAATGGTTGTTGAGTGCGTCTTGCTGAAAAGAGTTTGTGTCCACGTTCTCTAATAATGTCTGCCATGGCCTGCGGATCTTCTGCCCAAGATCTACGCCAGAATTTTTCATCCATTTCCTTTTCACAGTCTATGGCATATATTTCATAATGCCGTTGGGCGTTGACCTGAGCACGAAGTATGAGATTGCGAACTATGAGGTCTAATGGATTACGCCGTCTAGGTTTATCTTTCAACATTTCCATTAGTTGCTGCTTGTCCCAGTGTTCGTATTCGGTAATGGGCACAATGCTTTCAATACCGAATTCATCCCAGGCAAAGATAAAAGCATTAGTTGTCATAAATTACCAGTTTAAATTTTCTTGGTTGTGAGGGTCTTTAGGTTGTGTTACTTCTTCATTAAGTTCTTGTTCACGCTGTTTGACCATGCGATATAGTGGCTCCATTTCTTTGGCAAAGTCATGAGGCATGTCTATGGTCATCTTTTCTAAATGGTAGTTATCGGGCCAGTGTCTCAATAACGAACGAGCACGTTCACGGATCACTCGTGGAACTTTTGGAGTTGCATGTGGACTAAGAAGTGTCATAAGAAACTTCTTAGTTTCAACGAGACTGCGATAACGTTCGTCTGCAAGTGTCACTGGTTTAAACCTCGAGTTTGCCAGCAGTCTTTTTTTCACGATCTATAGCAGCCTGTATGGCCTCACGGCAAAGTTGATTAAAGGTAATGTCTCGTTCGTGAGCCATTTTCATCAGAGCGAATAGTTCATCATCATCTAACTCTAACGGAAGAATGACATCAGTGCTGTATTCCTTGTCAGCAACAATGCTACGGGCCTTTTCAATCCAATCTTCTTCAACTTCTAGGTCTGTAAAGTCAACATTGTCCCAGGCTTGATTGTAGTAGTCTGCATGTTTGGTCTTACCATAGGTAATATAGGTTTCACGATGATCTGGATTGAGATAACGATATGCACGTTTACGCTTATAGTCACAGGCTTCTACTGAATAAACAGTTTGGTCACGAGTATCGAACACCATGTTAAAACTCCAACCATCGTGATCTCCATTCCATGCGCTGAGGTTGTAGGCATGCTCACCAAAGCAGGTCCAACCAAATGTGTCACCTTCTGTGATACGATAGTTAACCACTTCTAAATAGTCTTTAATGTTCATAAGATTCCTTTGTGTAGTTTAGATAATTTTGTGATGTTGACGTTCAAATCTAGTAGAAGCCTTACGCCATTTTATCTGTATAGGCCTAGGAGCATGTCTACTTTTATAGTGTAACATACTAAACACATGAAGTAAATAGTCTTTGGGCGACCATTTAGATCTAGGTTGCCAGTTACTATGCTTAATACTAAATTTTCTATGAAGCTGTTGAGGTCTAAACTTCATCCCTGGGTTTGAGTCCATTGCTGTGCCTATCGTTTGGAGTATCTGCGTCTTGAAATAGTCTGCGTTCTTGTGCAGTAGGTTCTTTAAATATTTTCCTTGGGTTAGCACACATATGACATTTAGGGTTACCGCAGTTGGTGGCATGATGTTTTGCTAACTTGTGAGGTTCTTCTACAGGAATATTATATGCTTTGGCTATCTTAACCTGTTTAGCCACAGCATTTTCATCTTTTTGACGTCTAATACTGTTCTTGATTTTGTCTAATTGATTGCTCATCGGCTAATACCTTTCTTTTCTTTTTGTCTTGAGCTTTAAGATCGTAATAAATTTTTGGTAAAGTCTCCGTACTAAACAACTTAGATTGGGTTATTCTTGGATCTGTTGTAAAAACTTGATTATCTTGTTTCATTCTATCGGTTTGGTTAATAAAAAAAGAGCATCAGCACTGAGAGTTATAATTGCTGCTGGATGTACCTGAATAGGTACGTGAACAGGTGCATTTATATCAGTGTAACTTTTATTCAATGGAGCAGATCCTATATCGTTTACCAGTGTGTCTTGACTAAAAACCATGTAATCATACCTATGTATTAGACTAGGATAGTAATGGCTGATAGGTAATATGCGCATATTGTATTTAAAAGATTATAATTATTTGAATATATAATTATAAAATAATCCCATTTTATAAGAATCTGAAGAACCAGACCAAGATATGCCGATATTGCTTACATGTGATAAAGATCGTTTATAACTTAAAGATAGTATTGGCTTTATATTATTTTGAGCTAAATTTATGCGCTCTTTTCCAATAACAGGTGATGCTGTAAAATTGCCTTCTGCATCTTCCTCATAAGTATATCCTGTTACTGCCGTAATCTGTGCATAGCCCTTAACGATATGCACAGGATTAGCTATTTTCAATTGTAAAACATCTTGCTCATAAAATATATTATTAGATTTGAGCCCGACACTCCATGTTGCAGATCGTAATCCAGGTTCGGTATAAATCATGCTGTAAGTTGAATTCAAAATATCTGTCATACCTTGACCATAGTTTGCTACTAGATTAGTTGTATCAGTTAACTTTCTTTCTATGCCTAACATCATCCAATTTGTATAACTACTGCCCAAGGATAGAGATCCATATCCAGAATTACCTAGATAGCCATTGAAATCTTGCTGATTACCTACCTGTAGGTTATAAAACCAGTTATGCTGATAAATGTTCAGTTCAGTAGCTAATCCATTATAAGACTTATGTATGGTTAAGTCTTTATTTTTATCAATCGGTAATTTAATCATGCTAGAAAATGATAACCAAGGACTATCTGGATTATACACAACAGGTAATTTGGCAATAGCTCGAGTAAAGTCTGCTGTATAATTTCTATCATAGCTGTCTATCACCTGAGCAGTCTTAAGTATATTGCTTGAAACCAGTAATGATGTAAAATTACCCTGACCTAATAATTTTGTTCCGTCAATATTATTAATAACATTACTAGGTTGCGGTATATCGGATCCTAGTTTCATATTAGCAGAGGCTAGTTTTATTATACCTTGAGATTTAGCAGCATTGGCAAAGTCTACCATACCTCTGCCATATATATTATCTGTGCCAGGAGCTCCGAGATCTTTAGTTGTACTCAATACTAATTTAACTAATTGTTCAGAGCGTAGTTGAGGCCATGCTTGCCTTAATAATGCTATACCACCAGTGACTAATGCTGCACTTTCACTGGTTCCAGATCCATAAATTGTAGAATTTCCTAAAGCCTGTGCCTGGGGAATTTTGTTTCCAGGTGCTACAACAAAAAAATCAGTAGTTTTAACAAGATCTAAGCAAGTATTAGCAACAGGCATTGAACAAATGTGGCCAGCTCTATTGCTAAAAGTGCTGATTGTTCCGTCATCAGAAACACTGCCTACCACTAACATTTTTCCACCTAAGATTAGATTACCGTAGATATCTAGTCTCGAAGCAAACTGCGCAGGAAAACTAGCATATGGTAATGATTGGTTGCCTGCGCTGATAACAATAATAGAATTACGGCCTGTTGCCACGGCCAATGAATCAGTCTTAGTTACAGTTCTTAGCAGAGATTGGTCTACAATATAAGTATTTGTCTTAGTATCATATCGGGCTGATTTAATAAAATTATCATCATATGCATACCCTAGACTAGCATTAATCACAGAAGCACTCCATGAGCTAGCCCAATTTAGTGCTAAATTAAATGCTGCCGTGCTCATAAGTGGACTGTACTGGCCAGCGCCTATTTGCGCTAACCATAGATGTGATTCTGGCGCTACACCTACTACTCCACCATTGCCTGCCTTAGCTCCAATAATACTAGCCATGCCAGTTCCATGGCCTGCCCATTTAACATTACTAGTAAGATCATAAAAATTGCTTGCTTTCCAAAATCTTCCTTCAAGATCTTTATGATTTAAATCAAAACCGTTATCAATAACTGCAACTCTTACTCCAGAACCTTTGTACCCATATTGCCAGACTGTGTCTATTCCTACGACCTTATAACTATTTGGTAAAGATTCTACCTGTGAATATGCTACTGAATTAAACAAAAGTAAAGCAGGCAAAAGTTTTTTTAAGTTCACAGAACTTCCTTAATTATAAATTAATATAATTTTATTATACAGATTTTTTATTTTAAAGTCAAGGCCATACCCTATGACGTTCGGCTATCCATTCTCTACCATCGTATTCTTCTATACACCATTCTACATCATTGGGTATTTCTACAACCAAAAGTTCAGCAAATTCTCCAAACGATTTTTCCTTTAACATCTCTACAGCTACTACGAGATCAGGATCATCCCGTGGAATATCATAATCAGTAATCTCTCCTCCATCTGGTGACATAAGTGAATAATGTCTAGATTTCAAAATACGAGTCCATCCTTTACGATTAGCGATTTCAAGCATGGCTAAATCGCTCAAACCAAAACCACCAAAGCAACGATTAATAACAATTTTGGTCATGCTGTTTCCTTCAAATATTTCCAACCTGTAAATTGTTCCCACTCTGATTCCAAGGCTTGAATCTGTTTGCGCATTTCTGTCTGCTTCCAGTTACGCCATTCTTGAGCGATTCGAGCAGTTTTTTCACTCTGCACCACATCTGCCACAAAGCCATCAATGCTACCATAGGTCACGGCCCGTCGAATCCACTCGTGATCCACCAGCATACTCTTTGAGTAGTCAAAGCCCCAATGACCGTTATCCACTTCGATCTGTGCGTTAAGTTCATCTTTACGAGTAAAACTTTTAGGCCCACCCAAGCAACTAAGCACACGGAATTTATCACCTTCCTTGTTCACTATGACAAAGTAGGGACAGAACATTTCGTGCCAATAGTCTCCAATCTGTGGAAATGCCAAGGCTTTTTGATTTTTCAAGTCTTGTTCTCTAATTTGTTCATTAGTCATTTTCTATCTGCTATTAGTGTCAAAATAATTAGTAACCCAAAAAATATCACGATTGAGATATTAATAACGATGTCTAAAGTGTTCATTTAAATTTACTATATTTCCAAAGGAATACAAATATTAACAATATTAATACAAAAAATAACGCATTACCTATCATTACCTCAATAGTATCCACTACAGCCCTTCCTCTCTTTTCCAACTGTAATCAGCTAAACATTGCCTAGGAGTAATTTTTTTATCTACAGTAATTACTACAATATATTCACACATTCTTTTTAAAAGTTCTGTATGAGCCTGTATTCTCTTTTCTAACTGTTTATTGGCTGTGATAAGTGTTTCTTGTTCTGTAATTAATTTTTTGTTTTGTAATATTTGTTTTTGTAGTTCTAAGTTATTTTCTAAAGTTGTTTTTTCTAATTTGTCTAATTTAGTGTTTAATACAGATAATTCATTTGCAGTTTGATCAATATTTTTAACTTCGTTCAAATATATAGTTTTATAAATTGTAAAAATTACTGCAAAAAATAAAATTATAAAATAGATAAACATCCAATATTTTTGAGTATTTCTACACCGTGAGAAAAGATTTTTTATGAAATTCATTATTCTATCTCTATTTCAACTTTAGTTTTAGGTGCAATATATGGCTGAACTACATAAGCATCTGCCACACCCCAACCTATGGCTGTAAAAAACCCTACAGCAACTAATTTTAGTATCCACATATTATATCCTAAGTTTTAGTATCACATACATCAGATTTAAATTCTTTATAATCCAACAACATACGGCTACATCTTCCATCGATTTTGGAAAATGTTTTTTCTTTGTTTGAACGTAATCGATCTTCCATCGTTCCTAGTTCTTGGCGACATTCTTCATCGCTCCTTAGAGGATTAGATGTAGTTATCATACCACAGTCGTTTCCGCTACAGAAATATATAATTGCAGTATAAAGTGCAAGTTTTTCAATTATCATTATGATGCTCTTTATTTTCGTCTAAATGGTGATTTAAAATTCTGGCTATTTTTTCTAACTCATGTATTACACCAAGTCCAATCATTGCTATTACAAATAGCATAACTCCTTCTTGAAACCAACTCATAATATCTCCTATGTATAGTATATTTCTTTACTATAATATAAATCCGTATTTGTGTCAATGTTAAATGAGAAAATAAAAAAACTATAGATTAGGCCTTAAAATTTACCAATACCTGTAGGCATTCCCACTGCCCCCAAGTGTATGAAACAATACGATTGTTTATAGTCACATCAAATCCTTCACCATTGTGCCATTCGCAGACTTCCATAAAGTCATCTTTGTCGGCAAATGGATCATATGGCTTTAGTTCAGCAAAACGAGCCTTGCGGTTGTAAGTATCAATAGTCATTTATTTTTCCAGTCCAAAATGGTTTTTTAGTATAAAGCCACAAGTCACCTGTGGAGTAGTAACGTTGACAATTCTATTATCACAATCCAATCTGTTAGCACATTCGTTTATTATTAGTTCTGCGAATCGAATTAGGTCAATTAAACTGGGTTCACTATGAACTCCATATTTAGGAGCAGCATATTCAGTTCTCAGCACATTTGCTTCACGAGCCAGTTCTATAATTTTGCCATTCATTGTTCAATTCCAAAATGTCTTTTAATTTTTTTAGCACTGCGACGATAGAACTTTTCTTCCACATCATAGTCTATCTCCGGTGCCATGGAATCAGGTTCAAGTGCTAATAGGCAATCTTGTATAATGAGGTCAGCAAACTTTTCTATAGCCCTGTGATCATAGTCGTCCATGCTATCCCAACAACCCTGGGCGGTTAGTCCTGCTCGATACATTAAATCCTCTAGGCGATTGTTCATATTACCAATCTCTGTGGTCAGTTATTGTCACAGTAAATTCACCATCTGTGTCTTTGTGAGTAATCTGGAAGGTGGCTCTAAGTTCATAACCAATACCAGAGTCTTCATCATTTTGCGTAAGAAGGACAAATCCAACATTACCGGTTTGGTGTATGGTATCAAACAGTTCTTTAATTCGTTCTACTTCTCTCTTACATAATCTAATAGTGTTCATTCTTCTAATCCTAATTCTTTTTGCCAGCCCCAAACAAAACCAGTGACAAAACCTATCACATAACAGGCCAGCAGTGCCAAACCAATCTCGTTCATTCTTCAACTCCGAAATGTAGTCTAATCGCTAGCCCACAAGTTCTACTTCCGCGATGGATGTAATTCTCATCGGCGACATTAGCACATTCTTCTACAATCAACTCGGCGAACTTTTCTAAGTCAACCTTAATGCTGCTATAGTAATCACCATTCTTCAAAGCATCGTAAGGGTCGCATAGACTGTCATAAATGCCGCTAGAAACGGCTAATTCTTCAATACGTTTATTCATAATCTAGTTCCAAGAAATTAGTGGTCTCGGGCATGAGTTGTATGGTAGAGGTAGTGTTGTTTTTCTGAAGATCAGTAAGAATGGAGCCAGTAAGATAATTTGTACGATACGAGTTCTTATGAACTCTGTAACGACTACCACTTGACCCAGTAAACACCAGGAAATCGCCATCTGCATTTACTTTCAATCCAGCCTGTCGAGCAAGTTCTCGAATTCGTTCGTTCATTCCTTATCTCCATATAGAGCATGATGTAATCTTTCCATTCTTTCAGCCGCCATAATCAATAACATCTTCAATGCTATGTTATCTTGGCTTTCACTGGCCTTACGCAGGGTATTAATTAGTTCTTGATTGGTCATATTTCTCTACCTCTAACTCTACAAGTTTAGTATAATAGGCATCCCTATATATGGCACCCGCTATGACTAAAACAAACATTAATGTAACCACAACGAACAAATAAAATAGATCGATGTAGCCTATAACAAATAAGGTGGCTATGATGCTGATGTATACCAAGATTAACTTTAGGGCATACCACCTTGCCTGTCGTTCAAAATCACTGTTCATTTCTCTAATCCAAAGTGTTTACGAATACGATATTTGGCCCAATCACCGTCACTGTATTGACCACGGTCATATAGTTGTGAGCAGCATTCTTCTACAATCAATTCAGCAAACCTACTCATAAAGTTTTCTTTAGTCTGCCAACTTGTGTCAGCCTGTTCATGACTTGATGCTGCCTTGTTCCAAATGGCTTTAACTATTTCGTTCATAATACTTCTCCCAACAAGGTCACACACCGTATCGTTTTTTAATCTCTTCCGAAACTGCTTTTACAGCCCGTTCCCAACCTTCATCATCGCCCATCCATTTGACCTTGGCGAATTCTGCGGTAAGGTCTTTGACGATGTGTTTGACAATAGCATTTGGAAAAGCATCTCCGGGGTAGGCAAGATCAATATCTCTAGCGGCTCGTTCTGCTAATGACCTAAGATGACTGTTCATCTGGTAATTTGCCTTCTTTAATTATTTTCATTAATTGTTTGTTGCGTAGATCTTGTTCTTTGCGTTCTCTATTTTTGTCATGTTTGACACCAAACAGCATACGATCATATCTACGAGCCCACTCCAAGCCCATGAGCCACGATTCTAACTCTGAGAGTGTGCCTACAAATACCTCGGCATCACGACTGAATACAGGTAGACTTTCCAAATCTTTGGGCTTTAGGGCGACTACATCACCAAATTCTTTACTATATATGCGAGCATGGCACATGGTAAAGCCCAATCTATCACACTCTGTTTCCAGATGTTTGACTTTACGAACTAAGGTATAACCACTCATTGTTGTCTCTTATTTAAAAACTTTTAAAATTACGGTATCTTCATTTAATCTGCCATTTAACTTAATTGCAGTGGTTTTAATTACTTTATCAAACCAATTTTCTACTCTTTTTTGGGTGTTCAATTCCTTGAGCTCTTTTAACTGTTCTAAAGGTTTACGTAACGTTTTTTGTACACTTTTTTCTGTAAAGTTTTCAAGAGTAGTTCCTTTAACAGATAGTCCTTCTAAGTTTTTAGCTATATAATAACCCATTTTACGTGTTTTTACATTATAAATCAATACACTTTGCGATTTAATAATTTGTCCAGGGGGAACACTAACAATACCAAGTTTGTCATCACTGGTTTTAAATTTAAGTTTTTTAACTAGATCTTCTGCAGGTTTGACTTTTTTAGCACGCGGTTTTTTGTTAATTTTTGCCTCTGCACTAATTTGGTCACAACTATCCATTATAATTTGGTAAAATTCTATTAACTTCTTTACATGTTTACGTGGCAGATGCTTATATGCTTCTCGCAATTGTTCGTCAGCTTGGCCAGAGGCAAGTTCCAACAATTCAGAATGACCAAATTCATAAAACCCCTTTATATATCTAGCATGAGCACTTTTTACACCTTTACCGCGGAATACCTTGACTAAACTAAATTGTTTTGGGTCAAAAGCCTCTGGATTAGTAATAAATGAATCGATAGCAATATCTATTTCTTCCGCCATTGCTCCTGCTTGTTCTCTTATACGATCTTGTATAGTAACAATTGGGTTATGAACTTTTACAACCGTCGTTTCACGTTCTTCTTCAAAATCTCCAGTGTTAATTACCTCCATTATCTGGGCCTTTAACCATATTCCGCTATCTTTACCATTATTGAATTCAGGATGTAAAGCTGGCATGCCACGCATCATACAAGATGCTAGAGCACACATGGTCATTCCGCTACGAGAATCTTTGGTTTTTTTGTATTGGGCTATTGTTTCTTTTGTAAACCCTTCACGAGCCATCCAATTAATTACCTGTGGTTTTAGGTCCTTACTGGTTTTATTTTGGCTATACCACATCATAGAATCACGAAAATGTTTGGTGAATTTCTCGCCTGACCAAGCATCTGAACCATCCCATTTTGGGCTGTTATCTTTATTTGCTTTGGTTAAGGCAGCATGGTTTTTAACACGCTTGGCAGTAGTTGTAGCCACAAATTGCTCCTAAAAATTTACTATACTTATAGTATACTATCATTTTTAGGAGATGTCAATGTTATACTTGTTCAATATTTCAGAAAATTTAAGTATAAACATGGTTTTCTTTTTAGTGTCGTAAAAATCCAACACTATATATTCATTAAAATGAACCATATTAGGTTCCCAATCTCTGTAAGTTCTAACGGTAAACCCTAATACCTCTTTCATTTTATTTCTTAAAAGAATTACACTAGATGGATACTCTTTAGATAACCTTTTGTGTATAACTGGCCAAACACTTAACGGTAAACAGATACTTTTAATTGTTTGATTCAATTACGATCCATCCTAGGCGTGTTAGGTCTTTACGTATTTCATCTGTAACGACACTTTCATTTACCCAGGTAGGATGTGGATCCTCTTCAATGCCACCACCAAGATCTATGTCGCCCTTAATACCAGAGCAATACCAATCTATGTAGTCACCTTTCTCTCTCATATCAGCCACTATACCACCTGCGTATCTCCATGAGCAGTGCCAGCGCTTATCTGTAAGAATGGGCCAGGTATCTAACTTTTGAAAGTCATTGTTACACATTGCCGCATACAAATTTTGAGCATATGACTCGCTGGCCTTTGCCTTATCACAGATCCATTTAGTAGAGCGTAGATCGTATTCTAGGTTATCTTTTTGCCATTCTGGGTTCTGTTCTTGTTCTCTGCGTTGCTCTAACTCCGAGGTGAGAAAAGTGATGTATTCATTTTGGTCAGGATCTTCACCTTTTTCCTCTGATCTACGGCGAGCATTATTCATAGCAAAAGAATTGCGTTCCGGGCTTTTGTTTAGATTACTCATTTTAAGTCCAAAGACTATCGCGGATCTTAATCAAACGAATCATCATTTGGGTATCTTCGTCTTTTTGCTCTTGCTCAATTTTGTGGCATAGGTCCAAAATTTGCATAGTTTCCTTACGTTCATCTTCGGTTTCGCTTTCGCTACCCAAAAATGCCAAATCATCTAAACCTTGCGCTCTGGCCTTCTCTCTACCCAATTCACAGCGAGCACTCCAACCACTGGCATCGTGTGGGTCTGGACGGTTGGGATAGACTTCCTTCCACCAAGTGTATAGTTCAAGGATTTCCTTTGCGGATATTGCTTGCTGGGTTGGTTCTTCCTTTTGGCCTTCTTCAATAAAGTCTTTATTGGTCAATGTCATTGCCCATTTAAGATGATCTACACCGGCTTCTGGACAACGCCAAGTACGCCAACGAAACCATCCTGTAGCATACCAAGGGCTTTTATATTTGTCACGAGCCTCCTTGTCCCAGGCTATGTGACTCCAAGCAGACTCAACTTCAACAAAATCAACGAGCTCATTGAAAAGGCAAGGGAGAAAACGATAGCCCACATCGCGCCATTGACCTCTAGGAATATCTCGTGGGTGAGCAGTAAGGCAGTGAGTTCTAGTGACCCAACGATTATTAATATAATACTTAATGTCATAAACACGATCAATGGGCCACCATAGGAAATTTTGTACATAGTCTAACCCTTCCTCGGCGATCCAATATCTAATGGGATGTGTTTCCTTTGAGGCCTTATGCCATTTAGCCCAACCCAAACTGGTCTCCGCACTAGGCTTATCTGTGCCACGTAGCCAATCAGCGAACCTGCTACAACTCCAGTAATGTTTCCTCATGTTACGCCTTTTCGTATGTCTGCCAAAAAATATCGGGTTTACAGGGATAGAACTCTCCTTGGACACCTTTTATTATGTAATCACCTTCTGTGGCAATATGCTTAACGGTAAGATGAACACCATCTTCTAATGTGCCAATTTCTGCTTCACCTAGAGCGTCTGGGTGACGTTCTTTGTGCGTATTACCCAAAGCAGATCCACAGAATTCGCGGAGTTGTTCTATCCCTTCTTTACTATAAACAAATTCTAATGCTTCTATTGTAACAGGTTTCTTTCTATATTTCAATCTTTCTTCTCGCCAAATAGTTGTAGTAGATTTAAAAATAAGTTTATAAAATCCAAATAGAGTGTTAGAGCGCCACTAATTTCCACTGCATCTGAGGTATCTACACTTAGCATTTCTCTTATCTTTTGAGTATCGTAAGCAGTTAGTCCCAAAAATATAATGATAGCAAGAGCGCTAATGACCATGCCGAGTACACTGCTACCAATGAAAATATTGACAATACTGGCAAGAATAATAGCGATAAGACCAACAAACATAAACTTTCCGACACTATCCAAGCTCTTCTTTGTGAAGTATCCGTATCCACTCATAACTCCAAATAAAATTGCAGCACCCATAAAGGCACCAAATATACTACCCATTTTAAATATTATAAAGATAGTAGCAAAACTAAGCCCCATTAACGCAGCAAATCCGTGAAGTAAAGCAATAGCCACAAGCTTACTAGGCTCATTATTCAATGCGTATGAAATACCAAATACTGCAACTAATGGTAAGAACATGGTTATCCATTTCATCCAGCCTGTGAAGAAAAAGGCCATTAATGCTGGACTAGAACTTACAAATAAACTAACTATCATACTTGTCAAAACTGCTAGTGCCATATGTCCATAGACACGGCCCATGGCAGAATTAATCTCTTCCGCACTTCTATATGTAAAACTATTGTATGTTAAAATGTCTGTTCCAAACATGATTACTCCTTTGGTAAAAATGGTTGTAGATGAGGAGGACTCCAACCATCGGGTTTCAATACTTTGCCATCCTCTCTCTTATTTACTTTTCCAGAGTTTACATCTATTTTTGATAGATTACTACGCATGACTTCTCGCCATGCACCTTCTGCATCTGCTCCCATTGAATGAATAGCACCGATGGTAACAACCAAAATGTCAATCAATGCATCTAATTGGTCTAACTGTGTTTTAGATTCTTGCAGTTCAAGAAACTCTTCTGTTATTAATTTAAGATAGAGAGTAAACTGGCGCGAATTTATTTCGCCAACAGTTTGATCACAGGCTAACATAAATCGTTCTTGATCTTTAAAAGGATTAGACACGGTCAATTTTCCCCCATCTTAAATAGTATTCTGCTAGTTTTTTCTTTTCTAACTCACACATTATAACACATTTATATCCATAGGCGTTATAGTCTACGCCAATTTGATAATTGACATCTTTACCATGTTCCATAATGAATTTTCCTTTATCTGTTTGCTGCCATTCCCATAGAGCAGCACCTGCATATATTTCTGGATCTTCTACATCACCCATATTGAAACGGTGAACACGAATCTTGTGCCACTCTTTCATCACATATTGATCTTCCTCAAAGGTTTCAACCCAAATTATTTTGCCCATTTTAAATTAAACAAAGTGACAAATTTCTCTGCATCTTTCTTAGTTTTAAAATTCCACTGATCCCAGGCCATCCTGCGAACATTTTTCCAATTACGTAGTTCATCTTGAACATGGGAAACGATGTCGTCGAATCTAACTGTGTGCTGATCAACATCCAGTATCTCTTTGCGATGCTCATAGTGTTCAACCAGTACCAACCTAGTTTCTCTACCTTCTTTAGATAATTCGCATCTAATCGATGGACCGTTTATAAGCATTCGTCTAAGTTCATCATAATCTGGATTAAATGCCTGCAGGATATGAGTCCACGTAGTCAAGTTTTTTTCTTCCTATTGTAGAACTTACGTTTAGGTTTTTCCGGTTTAATCATTAACGGAGTATGCTTGTTTGCCTTTTGTGATTTTTCAATAGCTGCATGTATCTGTTCGGCAGTGGGTTCTTCTAAGTCTTCAGGATTTGTATCTGAGGAAAAATTATATCCTACCTTTTTCATAAATCTATCAGTAACCGATTTACTTGTACCAAGACTTCTATACATGCCAATTGGACCATGTTGATCTTGACTCATATTTTCCCATTGTCTTATTTCTAGTAATGGTTCTATATGAGTTGGAATTTCTACAATATAGTAATAATCATTTGAGTAATTAGGATGATCCATGACAAACTTCTTAATAACTTCACCTTTTACCAGTCTATTATCTCTGTGGATACCATGTATCCATACTGGATCACCTAAAATGTAATCTTTTTTAATATCCATATTTCAATACTAACCTTGCGGTTGAATGTCTTTATTTTTAGCCTCTAATAAATCTTTGACAAATTTTATGGCTTTCCTAGCACTATCATAGACATATTCTTCATCTTCATCTTCAGTCCGCAATACAACAATGACACCGTTCATACATTTGCGAATTTCAATAGATTCGAACATAATTTTACCTTTTAATTTTTTGGCACACTTAAGTTATAATTAAAGTGGAAGATACCTATATGAGCAACTTCTTTACTTAATTCTTGATCACACCAAATTTCATATCCTGCCTTTTGTGCCTGTTGACAGAAAAATATATCTTCTCCAATTTCTAAATTTAAACTGGGAATATATTCCTGTAAATAATGTGGTTGTGGTATACGTTCGTATACTTCCCTATGAACTAAAACTAATCCATGCGGCAAAACGTCGATTAACTCCATCGGAGGACTGTTGTCAGTGGTATGAAATTCACTAAACTGTCCTGCATTACCCATCATCCCTGTGAAGTTTGGATTAGGAAATCTACGTCTACGATAGTTACAGCCTACAATGGCCTTGTTTCTTTTTAGTAGTCTAAGGGGAGTATCAACAGGAAATTTCATATCTGAATCTACCCACCAGATATAATCAAAATCGCTCTTTAGAAAAATGTCAACTAAGTTTCTACGTGCAATTGTTATAACGCTTCCAATGTTAAATGCACAATTAATACGAACGCCGTGTGCAACCATATTAGCACAGGCCATGGCTAAGTGTTGTGCGAATTCGGCATTTACCATTTCCATTGCAGGTACTGCTACCATTACACTTGGTGGACGACCTTGTGAATCTGTTTGTGCTGGTGTTTGATTGATATTAGCTGATGCCGGAGTCTGAATTCGACTGGGAATATTTAATTTACCTTTTTTCATTTGTTACCTTTAAGTTATCGTTTCTGGCAAGAATTTACAATATTCATAAATTCTAATCGTACACTGGGATCTGATTTAAATACTCCTCCCAATTTACTAGTTGTAGTAGATGAACCTGTGTCCTCAACTCCTCTACTTTTGACACAATAATGTTGGGCGTCGATAACTACCGCAATATTTTCTGTATCTAAAATATAGGATAACGCATGATATATCTGTTCAGTAAGTCTTTCTTGAATTTGAGGACGTTTACTAAAATATTCTACTACTCTATTAATTTTACTCAATCCTAGTACTTTTGTTCTTGGTATGTATGCTACTGTGGCCAATCCGTCAATAACAACAAAATGATGCTCACAATTGGATTGAACATTAATATTACGTTCTACGACCATTTCATCGTATTTCATTTTATTGTCCACTGTGGTACATTTAGGAAATGCTTCCCAATCTAACCCCCAGAAGATTTCATTTACATACATCTTGGCCACACGCTTTGGTGTTTCTGCTAGACTATCATCTGATAAATCTAGATCAAGAGCCTTCATTATTTGAGAAAACAATTGCTCAATTACTTCAATTTTACCTTTACGATCTATTATAAAGGTTCGTTCACTAGTAGGAGTTTCTACTCCGCATTTTACCAAATGTTCATGAATACGACGACCAAGATCAGGGTCTGTTTTAGTTTTATTATAAGACATTATATTTCCTTCCTTACGCGGTACGCTTAATTTGTCACCGTTATGTGACATTCATATTTATTTGTCAGATTAATAGTCATTCAGTAATCCTGAAATCATCATCTCACGTTCTGTCATATGTGCGACAGGTCGAAGCCAACCTTTACCAAGACATTCTAAAATTATGTCTTTATATTTCTCTGGACATTTTCGGGCGATTTCAAAACTTGCTCTTGGAGACACTGTCATTTCATCATTGATTAAAAATGCAGGGTTATCTGTCTTGATTGAAATAATCTGAGATTGATAAGTTTTAAAGTTCATACTTGATTGTAACATCAAGTTATATGAGTGTCAATACCAGATATAAAAATTATTTTTAAACGGCTTTCCATTTTTTGCCTTATTGAGATTTTTTTGAATTTGCTTTTTGAGTCGTTGCATCACAGGATGGTTCCAATCTTTTTTAAAAACCTGTAAGTATTTCCTTAAACATGGCATTTTGGTTGTATGGCATTTAATTTTACCATCTAAAAAATCTATAATACGTAGATTATCATTTTTAAACTTCATTAGTAGTTCACAGGCAATGTTAAAACTGTAGGCATCTATCTCATCTCTATGTCCAAGATAATTTTGTTCTTCTCTTAATTCAGTATGTTTTACTACACTTATATAATTAGGAATGTCTTTATAATTTCTTTTTCTATATTGCCTCATATGGATAATTTCGTGTAACATAACATCACTTATTAAACTAGCTAAAGAAAATAAATTCGATGTGCATATGCTGATTTTTTTATATCTTTTAGCATAATAACAATCTATTGTGATAGATTTTTTTCCTAATTGATCTGATTCGGCACAATAAGAGCCCCCTATATAAATTTCATTTTTTGGAACTTTAGGTGTATAGTGAGCTTTTACAATAACTGGTGCAATTGACTTTATATGCCTAGATAGACGTTTATGAAATAAGGTTACAGGTAGATCATCATCCTGCAAATTATATGTTTGATATATACTGTCTATAATATGGTTTCTAGATAAATTAGCCCAGATAAACATCAAAATATTTATAATATTAATTTTTTTGGAATCATATATAACCAATTCATTACACCAGGCCTACCTTCACTCAATAGCAAATTTTTTTCTTCTTTGGTTAGATCTTTAATAGCATGATGATCCGATGTTTTGTTTAAATCATCTAAGATATTAAAGACATGATGTGAATCATTAAATCTTTCATTTAAAATTTGCGTAATAGGAATACCTTGAAAATCGTGGCATTCAACAATAATACACGATTTTACCAATTCGCTGTTTATGTTTTGATCTAAAAAAGTTATCTCATACCCTTCAACATCTATGAATAAAAAAGGTTTCTTGTACTTGCGCATAATATATTGTATTACATCTATATCAGCATAGTTCCATAATTCTACATTAGATAACTTATTTGATTGAAGATTATACAAAGCATTAATTAGCTCGTGTTCTGCATTATCTATAAGAATGTTTCTGACATTGGGGAGTCGTTTAGCTAACCCTAACCCGTAATATCCTTCACCACACCCTAAATTTATAACTAAATCTGGTTGGTAGTTTATTGTCTGTTCAATGGCAGCGTAAAGTTGCGATTCATAACTTCCTAATAATTTATTTCCTAAACATCCATTGTCGTAATTGCATAATTTTAAACCAGTAAAGGGTCCTTGTTGAACAATCCCTTGTGTTCTTTCATGTACAATATTATTTAAATATGTTCTATTCATACAATAATCTTCCATCTTTACTGGTATATCTTTTATTAGGGTCAAAATGACCGTATGTTTCAAACCCAGGTTCTCCTGGTAATATACGTTTGCCTGTGAACCATTCACCGATATGGTTTATAAGTTTAAGTCCAAAAAAGTTTTTAACATTGGCAGATACCATGCCGTATTTGTCATTTAAAATTTTACCAATTGTCCCTTCATTAATATTATGAGAAATTAATTCTTTCCAGGGATACTTAATTATATTATGGCTATAAAGACTGGCCATAGGTGAAAATATGCAACTATTTTTTTGGTACCTAAAATTCTTGTAAATTATATCATCGTTGTTTGCACTAGGATCTTGCTCATTACTGTACCAAGCCTGTCTAGATAATGTAACCTGACTGATTTGTTTGTCTTTTTCTAAAATTTCAATTAAATCACTTATACAAATAGGTTCTAGAAAGACCACATCATCCTCTTGATGAAATATATAATCATACTCTCTATCTCTTATCATATTCCAAAATTCTGTCCAGGTAGCACTTAGACCAATATTGTTCTTATGAAAAATTATTTCGTTATAGTTATAGTAAGTTAAAAATGATCTTAACATAAGATCATTTCTTGTCCTGGGATAATCATCTATAAAAATCTTATCAACTTTACATCCGTACCAATTTAACATTCTTTGACTATTCAAACTTGGGATTAGATATTCTAGTCTGTTAGTGCTAAAAATGATGTGACAAATTTTATAACTCATTATGTATCAAAGAAAAAAGTTTGAAAAAGTCTTCCATTGTGTAGATTATCACCAAAATAATCTATACTCGCATGAAATAAGTCTCCTCTATACAAGATTAATCTATTATACCTATTTCCTATTTTATCGAACAGATCCCATTTGGTAAAATCATACCCTTCATAGTCGGTATCTACTCTTCTATAATTTTTAGATAGTTTGTGTTGGTAAAGAGCAGTTCCTGCACTTACAGGAGCATCTGGGCTAAGATAACATACTCCTGCCCATTTGTTAAAGTAGTCACTGTGTATCCAAGTTCTATCTTGTGCAGTAGCTATTTGAAAAGCCCCTGTATATCCGTAATTTTCAAACCAATTAGTAATACGTCCTACAGGATTCATCCAATGTTGGATTGAAAATTTTACATCTTCGGGCAAATATGGTCTTGTTCTAGCACCCGGAAAATTACCAGTGACATTAAAAGGCAGGCTCAACGCATAATTTCTAACTATATCAGGATTGGTATAGAAATTATCTACAATAATTAAGGTAAGATCCATTAATATTTTAAATACCTTCCATTAACACCGTCCCATCCATTTACGGTCCATGGAACATGAATTATATCTTGTTCAAATTCTCTTGTAAAGAAATATAATAAAGTTTCTATATCGTAATGTGTTGAATTTTCTTTGCCTGTTATTTCGCAGATTACTCGATTTATGTCTAGCATTTTATCTAGATATTGTGATCCCCAACCATATAATACACTAGAGTATTGATAAAGTTTATTATCACCTTGTAAAGCTCTTCTATCTACCATTTGATAACCCCAGTTATCATTCCAGTCAAAGCTAAGATGATTTTTAAAGAATAGTTTATCTGTGTTTTCTGGTGTAAAATATTCTAAGCTAAAAGATCCATCTATAAAATACCTACCACTAAGTTTACATATATAATCGTAATGTCTAAGTTCGTCATAAAATTTTTCCATAAATGTTTTTACTATTGTTGTTTCGCAATGACTTTTATTATTATGAGTCCTTACCTTGTGATATATTTCTGGAAATAATTTTTTTACACTGATAAATTTACAGCGTCTTTGCCAGTTTATCACGCCTTCATAAGAGTCGTAATTATCTGACGCATCTATTACAAAAATATCTAGTTCGGGATTTCTTACTAGGTCTAAAGAATTAACAGTGAATAGTGTTTGTCGAAGTCTTTCTTCTGATGAGAAATGAGACCTAACCTGGCTATAAGTTAATGGATACTGATTGTCAACATCTATACTACTTGTTACTATAAAAGCAATTTTCATCTATAGAAATCTTTTGATTGTAATTTGACCAAATAGTCATGATATTTTTTATATATCACTTCTTCTCCGTAATTATCTTCAGCAAATTTTCTGCAAACATGTGGGTCAATAGTATGTATATTTTTCAAAGCATCTACGAACTCTCTCATTTCTCTACATCTAAATCCTGTAACACCATGTACTACTGTATCTATAAAACCACCCCAATCAGTGGTTATCGATGGTGTACCAGATAAGTATCCTTCAATTACCATATTTCCAAAAGGTTCTATATAGTATGTAGGTCCAAATATTGCTTTGGCATTTTTCATTAGTTCTTTTCTTTGTCGTGCGTCGCACAATCCTACACAGGTAACATGTTCGGGTATTTCTTTATATCCTAGATCTTCTAGAGAACCTGGTCCTGCTATTATTAATTTATCACCCGATAATTGAGTAGCCTGTATACAAACATTTATTCCTTTACTTTCTATTACTCTTCCAAAATAAAGAACATAGTTTTCTTTTTTGGCTGTAAATTCAAATTCGCTTGGAGTAAATCCATTAGATATTACAGCATCAAACCAGCTAGGAGTCATTAACATCTTATGATGCCCATAGTACATATGTTGTACAGCATAAGAAGAGAACACTCTAAAAGGGGCAAATACAGCAGTATGATCATAGGCTATGTATGGTTCTACAATAGTTAAGTCAATGTTCATTTCTGCTGCTTGCTGGTTGCCCCATCCATGAAAACACATGATCATGTCTCCAGGTTTTTTACGTTGTTGAATTTCTTTACCTGCGTTGACATTGTATACTCTCATGTTTTCCTGGTAGTCATTATAGATAAAAGGTAACGCCATGACAGTTTCGCAATTAACTTGGCAACCTGGTATTCCATAATGTATACAATCCCAACCGTATTTCATCATGTTGTCAATAAACTTAACGGCTCCTACAGCAAACGCATCTATACGATTATCAATGTGTACAGGTTTGTCTGGAGCAGAAAGTATGTGTAATGTAGTCATATTATTAATTATCTTAATACTTAATTACAAAAAATTATTCTGGTCTCCATTCTACTCGACCCCATTGATCGACTTTGGCAATACTAGAGATACGTTTGATTTCAACATAATCTTTTTTCTCAACAATTATAACGCCTCCTCTTTTTACTAGGTCTTCTATTTTTTGAGTAGCATTAAAATTTAACGGTTCAAATTTTTTTAATTTTTTATTCACAATATTCTCCTACATTATAGGCGCATTGCCGTTACGAAATCCTACATGCCCTCCTTGTGCTACAATCCTAGCATTAACTTCTTCAAGACTAATTGGAGCAAAGTCAATTTGTTCAACACTTACGTTGAAATAACGTGGGTCGATCTCGTCACCATATTCAAATTCTCCGGACTTTCGATTAACACCCGTGATCTTCATCACACGGTTGGCGTGAAGGTGTCCGTGAATGTTGGTGCCAAACCTACCAAGACTTTCTGGATGAATGGGAACGTGACTAAAGATCATACCGTTCTTAACGTCAAAGGCACGAATGTCTCTAAAGTATTGGCTGTAGTCCTCCAGTTTAAAGATATCGTGGTTACCGCGTATAAGCACTTTGTCTCCATTAAGCCTACCAAGAATGTGTAGGAACTTGCGATTGATAACCACATCGCCACAGTGGTATACCTTGTCATTTGGACGAACACGTTCGTTCCAAGCCTTTACCATAAACTCGTCCATTTCTTCAGCACAACTGAAGGGACGAAGTGGTGAGCCGTCTGCCCGTTTGAATACGGTGCAGGTTTTCTCGTGTCCGAAATGTGTGTCACTGATAAAAAAAGTTGCTGGCATTATTTTGCTCCTGATGATTTCTTCAATATATACATACTAACTACTGGTCCTTCTATCTTTACCAAATCAGATGGATATCTATTGTATGTTAGCGATTGCCACTTTCTTGGAGGTTCTATTTTCTTAATTTTTACCATTTTTGGATTTATTTTAACGACTATTCCCAAATCTAAAGAATTATGTAGTGAATATACTACACAATCGCCTATCTTGATTTCTTGGTCAAGTTTATCTCTAAATAATTCTGTCATTGAATTTCTTCTTTTGAGGTGCTGGGGAATTTACTACTACCATATCTTATTATTAACAAACTTATTGCTAAGATTAGGGTAGTACCGCCAAGGGCTATAATTTCAATTAGATTATCTTTACTATGGGCGACGATATCAACCAAATGCCGTGTCAACGCTGTTATAGCAATATAAATTAAAAATCTTACAGGCATATGATTTGTTTTAAAATATATGCCAACCATAGCACCGATTTCAAGATAGATAAACATTAACAAAAGATCTTGTATACTAGCATGGTGTTTTTTGAACATTTCAAAAAATTCCCATCCCGCTGCATAAACTGTAGCCGCACCGATTGAAAATAATGCCAATCTATGGAAAATTCCAACTAGATCATTACCTACTTTATCCAAAAGAGAAAATTGTTTCATGTTCACCTCCTTGTTTATTTTAACAGATTTTTCAAATTATGTCAAGAAAAATGCAGGACTAGCCTGCATTTAAGTTAATTTCATGTATGAATTACACTATTTGCCCTGTCCTCGATATGATTTGTAACTTCTACGTTTAGACTTATTCATTGTACTTGTTTTTGGTGCAGACCCGCCTTGACTGGTACTTTTTTTAATAGATTTCCTTTGACTTTGTTCTTTTGCTTTAGCCATATATAGTCTCCGTTTGTATTATTTAAGCGATGATAAAATATTATGTAAACTTTGCTCAAATGTATACTGTGGTGTCCAGTTCAAATCATTACCAATGTTGTTTATACTAGGTACTCTATTACTAACATCTTCATACCCAGCACCGTAAAATTCTCCACTGCTTTTTACTTTAATCTGTACGTCAGTTACTAACTTGTGTTCCTTCATTTTTTCAATTAACATCATTGCCACTTCTCTCACACTGAAATTGTTCCAAGGATTACCAACATTGTAAATTTTTTGGTTACTTATATCTTCATTTAATATCATAGCCTTTAGAGCTGAAACTCCGTCTCTTACATCAGTAAAACACCGTTTCTGATTGCCTCCATCTACTAAAGTAACTTCTCCTTTAATTTGAGCGTCGTTTATGAGTTGAGTAATTAGTCTACTAGATCCTTCTGAGCTTGACTCTAAACTGTCCAGGTATGGGCCTACCCAATTAAAAGGCCTGAACAAAGTAAAACGAAATGGTGACTTTTGATGCATGGCAAATACCACCCTGTCCAATAGCTGTTTACTACAGGCATAAATCCATCGGCTATATTTAATTGGGCCATAGGTTAAATCTGTGGTATTTTCGTCAAATGGTGCAATTCCTTTACCATATACTTCGCTGGTGCTAGGAAAAATTACACGTTTGTTTAGTTTGTGACATAGTTTCAATATTCTTAAATTTTCTTCAAAATCTAGTTCAAATACATCCATTGGACGTTCGACATATATTTTTGGTGTAGCAATGGCTACTAGCGGTAATACAATGTCTGTATCTTGTATTAAAGAATCTATGTATTGTCTAGACTGTAAAATATTAGCTTTATGAAACTGGAACCTGTTAGACGACGGAAGCATGTCTGTGCGCAGTTTATTGGCATCTATTCCTGTAATTGTATATTCTGCAAATTTTTCATCTTGTAGGATTGAATCAGTTAAATGATAGCCTATAAACCCATCAGACCCTAAAATTAATATTTTCATTTATAACCTTTCTAACTTTTCTTTTTTATCATTTATTATATGCGAAATTTGTTCACCGAGACAATCTTCGTTGTTTACTACGGTCAAAACAGTTGAACCTCTTTTTAAAGAATTAGTATTTCCTAGTTCAATGGTATAATCTGCGGTAGTTGTTTCTATTTCTATAATGAGAGATCTAATCTTGCTCTTGATAATGTTGACCTGGCTGATTGAATCTATAACGTAATGTCCAAACTGTTCTACATATAAATCAGAATTATTATTTTTCAAATAATTATCTATAGAAACAATATGGTACATCCATTCTTGAGCTGAATGCTGTTCTACAGCCCAATTGTATTTTATTCCACAGATTGTTTCTTGTTGTTCTAAAAAGTCTGTAAATATTTCACTAAATCTGTATTGACTTAAAAAAAATACCGGAATATCTCCAACTAATTCTTTAGCCTTACGCCTTTCGTTGGCGGAAGCAAATCCTTTTTCTATATAAATTTCTTTAGGTAAATGTGGTAGGCAATCTTTTAAATCATTTAAATGATTTTCAGTTTTAGAAAGGATAAACAAAGGATATCCCTGAGTAAATTTGGGATATTGAGATCTTGAAAATAACGCTAATCTGTCATCAGATCCGATATGAACTGGTAAAAGTCCATGGTTCTTAATCTTATTTCCTAATAGCCTGGCCCATTTGCCAGTGCCGTATACTACTGCATACAGACAATTTCTCCTTTGTGTCCACGAGACATTAACTTATTCTTAATTTCTTCAAAGAAATTCCAAGCAGTAACAACTACAAGACAATCTTTATTCATTTTTTCAGGACTTTCTATTACTATGTTTGTTCCTGGGAAATAAAATCCTTGTTTTAGTTCATTGTCATCGTACACCCCAAACAATGAATTTGAAACTAAATCTAACATGTATAAACTTGTTACAGCTTTAGCCGCTGCACCGTAGGCTACAAAAGGTCTTCCTAAAATAATAGAGTTCATGTTATTCTTACGTTGAACTATATAATTTTCTACCTTCGTACGTTGTATATCTATGTTTACAGGTTCAAATGTTGTAATAGATGGTTTATCTACTTTTCTAGCAATTAATCTAAAACTTAAACCATGTGAGTTTATAAGCTCAAATTCTTCAACAGTCAGGCCATGTTTTGCTAATAATGTGCCAAATGAATGGGGGCTATAATAGTCAATATGCTCATGATAAACATTATCTAAATGTGTTCCTTGTAATATAGCATCACGATGGCCGCATTCGACCATTAGAACTCCGCCATCCTTTAACGATCGTGATATGCCCTTTATTACATCGTCTGTATCTGGAATATGCGCCAATACATTATTAGCACAAACTAAATCAAATTTAGCAGTCCATTCACGTTTATTGACCAGTGCAGTGGTAAAAAACCCGTTTACCAATGGCATGTTATTTTCTACGTATTCATTTACAAGATATGCACTCGGCTCAACTCCTTGGACCTGGCATCCTTTTTCTTTAAATTGGAGTAACAAGAATCCATCATTGCTGCCGATTTCTAAAACTTTACTATTATTAGAAAGATTGAATTTTTCAAAAGCATAATTTGCCAAAGCGGTAAAATGATTTCTAAATGATTTAGAAACCGCAGATTTATATCTGTAACTGGCAAAAACCTTGTCTGGATCAGGTGCTGCTGCCAATTGCAAATGACCACACTGTTCACAGTAGTTTAAATCTAAAGGATACTTTGTGAAATTCGGTATCTCAAACAATGCATTAGCTACAGGACTAGATGGCAATGATAACCAGGGATTAATATTATTATTGCCGCAACATCTACAAGATTGGTACTTAAACATATTGCTCATGTAACGGACGAATTCTTACAATGTCTTCATCATAACTTACAGCATCACGCTTATGTTCACTAATAACAACCATTACAGATGGACTTGTAAATACCATTTCATGGTCGATTAATGGTCCAGTTTTAAACAACTCCCCTGCAACTATACGTTCTTTATGAATTTTTGTTTCACCGTGGTCACGCCAATAATAATCCATATCTCCGCTGACTAAGAAACAAACATGAGTGTCTGTTTTATGATAATGGTTGGCCCTAATGGCACCTGTTTCAGACCAAATCATTTGTACATTGGCCATGTCATGTACTATAGGTAAAATTTTTCCTCTAGCATCGGTATATCCGAGTTCTAGTGGTAATTTATGAGTTGGCATTTTTTATCCTTGTTAATTAAGTATGTATTTAATAAACTTCTTAAAAGCCTCTATTTCTTTTGACGTTCCATGCTATAGCAGTTTCTAATCCAGAAGGTTTAGTATCGTTAATTACAATTCTTTCACCAACAGGCAAATCAAAGATAATCTTATCGTATCTTAGATTAAATTTCTTGAGTGCTTGTTTTGTTTGTTCTGCAGAAAAAGCGTTTCTGGCAGTGGTAAGAATGATACAGTCATCTTGTGGTATGGCGTTCCAAAGTTCTTGTACACCTGGAAGCAGGGTATCCTCACCATCTTCCCAGAGACCTTCATGTTTGAATATGGTTCCGTCTATGTCAATAAACCATGTATGTTGTAGTGTCGAAAGTTCAAATGGTATCATATGATAAAAAGAATTTGGTGCCCCCTCACGGAGTCGAACCGCGCACCAACGGATTATGAGTCCGCTGCTCTAACCAAGCATGAGCTAAGGGGGCTGTAAAACTGGTGCCTAGGGCCGGACTCGAACCGGCATGCCCCTTTCGGAAGCGAGGGATTTTAAGTCCCTTGTGTCTACCTATTTCACCACCCAGGCAATTAACTTTTTTTAATCTCGCTTTGGTAGTAGACTAGGGAATCGAACCCTACCGTTCCAGCCCATCTGACCAGTCTCCAGAGTTTATAAGTCTCCGCCGCACACCAGTGCTGTCTACTATAAACTTATTATATTAGTTTGTTGCTAGTATGTCAATCTATTTTTTTAATATTTTGAATTATATAGGCTCTTTTTATTACCTGTAAGTATAACAATTAAATAAATTACATATCCGCTAATATCTATTTCCCACCATTTTCTTTGAAAACTGTAATGCCAGGGTTCTGCATGATGATTATTATGCCATCCTTCACCCCAAGTAATTGCACTTACCCACCAGGTATTTTTACTTCCTTCGCCTGTTTCGTAATTTTGGTATCCAAACATATGGTTAGCGTAATTGCTTATATTACTTGCCCAAATTTGAAAACAAACAGGAACAATAAAGGCAAACAAAAAAAGTTTGTAATTAATAGCCAATAATAAGAATGCCCAAATTAAAAGTATTAGATTATAATACTGATGCAGTATAATATGAAATTTATCTCTAAGTAATAATTTAGCATCTAGAGGATTAAATTTATAATTATAATTTGTGAGCAACAATTTGGGCCCGAGTAAATGTGGGCTATGCGGATCCTTATCTTTGTCGCTAAATTTGTGATGAACATTATGCACGGCTAACCAACCTATAGTTGATCCTGTTCCTCCAAGAGCACCAAACATACTAAAAAGATATTCAAAAACTTTAGGCATTTTGAATGCCTTATGAGAAAGATAACGATGGTAAGTTATTGTAATACCTAAGCAACCTGTTAAAAAATAAACAAAAAAAGATAAAAGCCACCAATAAAGATTAAATTGTAATGTCATAAGGTACAATGTAATCACAGTACTGATTAATTGTAATATTTTAATGCTCGAAACGTTTGAATATAACATAGTCTATCAATAAATATATAATAAATTTTATTTATAAGGACAAAATATGAGCTTTTGGGTTTATAAAACATTTACAATAATTCATGATACTAACCTTTTAAGTGAGGATGCTCAACTTACACTTTTTAATTTAACACCATACGTTTTTAAACCAGGTAATGTACCTCTTTATCAAGAAATAGTTAAAGAATATGTAAATGATGGTCGACAAATAGGATTCAAACGTTGGTTAAATGGAAATATTCTTATTTCAGAACGAATATATGATACTCAAGAAACCGCATTAGAATGTAAAAATAGACTAGATGTTCTTTACAATGAAAATACTATTTTTCATAATGAACAGGGGTATTCAAATAAATTTACTTTTACTTTCGAAATTGTTGAAATTTCCGAACAGGATTTCATAAACAATTATGCACGTTAATACTCTTACTAAAATTCGTTCATTACTATTAACCACCCACATACTTTTTATTTCAAGTTTTTTTATCGTTAATGTTGAATGGTATTATTTCCTTTTCACATTTTTATCATATATTTTAATAGGAAAAATCGGAGGTGAAATAGGATTTCACAGATTATTTGCCCACCGTAGTTTTAAAACTACAAAGACCAAGGAACGAATCCTACTAATTTTAGGTAGTTTAAATTTTGTAGGAAGTAGTTTATCTTGGTGTGGAGTTCACAGAATTCATCATAAAACAGCAGATACTGATAAGGATCCTCACAGTCCATATTTTAATAAACTTTGGAAAGTTTGGTTAGTCGTTTGGAAACCTTTTATTGTAAGTCCAAAAAACATTTCCGATTTGATTAAAGATAAATGGCATCTCTTTATTCACAAAAATTATTTTATATTAAGTTATACAACAATTGTTTTGTTGGCATTAATTAATTATAAGTTTTTAATTTTTGTGATTATTATTCCATCTGTGATACAATTTCATGTTGGTGCTTATCTGATAGATATAGTTTGTCACAAATACGGATATAGGAATTATGACATTCTAGACCGAAGTAGAAATAATCTGTTAGTTAATATTGTTACAGGAGGTAGTGGTCTACATAATAATCATCATGCCCAACCAGGTAATCCATACTTTAATCATAAACCAGGAGAATTTGATTTACCTGGATTAGTAATTAAATACCTTTTAATAAAAAATGAAGTTGAAAACAATAAACAATCTTAGATTTATTCCGTTTATGGAATTAGGCATTCAATTTGATATTAATAGTATAAAATCTGAAGTTTTAAAAAATAGAACTTGGCATAATTATCATCCGCCATATTTTCAATTGACACCATTCCTTGAGGAAATTCACAAATCGTATAAACAATGTGCTCTTACAACAATTTATAAGTCAGGAAATTCTTCTATTGTAAGGGAACACTTTGCTAGATGGAAAAATAAAGATAATAACGAGTTAGAAGATTTTTACGAATGGCCCGTTGAAGATCAAAGATGGTATCCTACAGAAGTAACCAAAAATTTTCCATTATTAATGGATTTGGTTCTTAGTATAACAGATAAACCTTTATTGGTCAAAATTGTAAAATCTGGGCCAGGACACGCTCTAGGTTGGCATAGTCATCAAAATGACGAATTAATAAAAAAATATAATAAACCCGAACAGTGTATAATTCATATACCAATTATTGCTGATAAAAATGTAGCGCATATTGTTTCTAAAGAGGTCCATAGCGATAGATATTTTTTTGAAGAATTATCGTATTATAAAAATAATTCGAAATATTTTGTTGCTAATTTTACATGCGGTAAAATTTGGTACTTAAACGGTTATCATCAACATGCTTATAAAAATTATAGTGATAAAGAACGAATTGATATTTTAATTTATAATGACGTAAGAGATAATTCTACTTTAGAAAAGGTAATAAAAAAGCTATCCTGGCATACCAAGGTCCTATTATTCCATGTTAAAATTTTATAAACCAAATATGGATATACAATTTAAGATACTAATTGTTTTCCATCACCTTATAATAATTTTATTATTTTATATAGATTGGAATTATAAAGATTTATTATTAACTATACTAGGTTGGATCTTATTTGGAAAGATTGGAGGCGAAATAGGTTATCATAGATTATGTGCCCATAGAAGTTTTAATACTCAAAGATGGAAAGAAATAATTTTGATATTATTAGGATCATTAAATTTTCTAGGAAGTAGTTATGGATGGGTAGGAACACATAGAATACATCATAGATATTCAGATACAAGAAAAGATCCTCAAAGTCCACTCTATAATAAATGGTATGATGTTTGGTTGGTAAATTGGCCTATGGTTAAATTTTCTCCTAAAATAATTTCAGACCTGGCCAAGGATCCATTTCATAATTTCTTACATAGACACTATTTAGAATTTGTTATAATTGTATATAGCATCACCGCTTTAATTGATTTAAAGTTGGCTATATTTTTGTTTAGTTTAAGTGCGGTATGGACTTTTCATACTAGTAGTTTATTGATAGACATTGTATGCCATAAATGGGGATACAGGAATTTTGATACAAACGATAATAGTAAGAATAATACTTTAGTAAATATCTTAATGCTTGGAAGTGGACTGCATAATAATCATCATGCCAATAGCCAAAGTCCTTACTATGCAGTTAAAAAATTTGAATGGGACTTACCAGGTCTTTTTATAAAGTATTGTTTGCAAAAAAAATGAAAACATTCTCTATTTTAGATTTACCAGAATTGCCAAAAGATATAATCGATATCATCGAAGATTCTAAAACAGGATCTCTCAAACAAAAGCTATCTCAACAAAAAATAAAGCAACTTGATAATACAGAAGTAGATGATGCAATTTATTCTAGATGGCCGCTAACTGATAGGTATACACAATTTATAAATAATTTAATTCCTGAATTAGAAGGATTAACTTTAACTATAGGTTTTCAAAGTATAAAAGCAAATGGCAATAATATCTGCCAGTTACATCCTCATACAGACGGAAAAACCCGTGGTCCATTTTGTATTAGTTTTTTGCTAACCTCCGGTGGAACAAACGTTGAAACTATTTGGTGGCAGGAAAATGGTAAAGAACTAATTAGGGATCCATGGTCTCATTGTTTTGACCTAAATGTATTAAGTAAGGTAAATTCTACAATTTTTCCAAGCCACCGATGGAATATTATGCGTACAGATTTGATACATAGTGTACATAATATTAATAACGATAGAAGAGCATTTACGATTGGGTTCTTCGACGAAAGCATTTTTAATATAATTATAAGCAAATACGGTGTATGAACATATACAAATTAAGAACCATTTGGGCATTAGGTTTGCTTTCTTGGGGGTTTAGTTTAATATATCCATTCTTTAGTGGTGAATGGTTGTGGACTATTTTAGCATTTTTGATTAGTAAAATTGTAGTGATTCCTGCTAATCATATAGCTATGCATAGATATTTCGCTCATAGATCATTTGTTACCACTAAAAAGAAACATGTTTTTTTAACTTGGGCAAGTGTGTTGATTGGTGCAGGAAGTCCTATATTATATGCTACTAGTCATAGACATCACCATAGATATAGTGATGAAGATCTTGATATTCATAGTCCAAAAAATAGTATAAAAGAAAGCTTAGGATTATGGGAAATTAAACCTTTTGAATGGTTTAATAAAATTAAACAGGTAAGAATATTACCTAAGGATTTAATACGAGACCCTACAATTAAATTTGTACATCATAATTATTTTAAGATATGGGCTTGTCTGATTATATTTTCATTAGTGTTAGGACTAATAGATTGGCATATTCCTATTTTTATATTATTTGCTCCTTTGGGTTGGTATATATTCGGAAGCGGTGTGTTTGTCACCACTTTAAGCCATGTACCAACAAGTATTTCATATAGAAATTTTGAAACTTCTGACAAAAGTCAAAATAATAAATGGATACATTGGTATACTCTAGGTGAAGGATTACATAATAATCATCATGCTTATCCAAGCGAATATAATCAGGCTATGAAAAAAGGGGAGTTTGATTTTTCCGGTTGGTTAGTTAAGAAATATTTTATAATTGATAGAAATGATCCTAGAGCTTATACAGTTTAATATTTCAAGACTAAATGACATTTTATAAAAAAATGGATGAAATTGCTATCATTGGATTAGGTATAGTCGATGCCTTAGGGGAAGATATTAATATTAATTGGAATAGGTACTTACAGGCTCAATCTCCAATATCCGAAATTAAAAATTTTGATAAAAAAACTTACCCTGCTATCAAAATAAATGGTGCTTTTCAAATTAACGATGCTGAAATAAAACTAGACTTTTTAGATAATACAGAACAAAAAAATCTAGATAGATATTCTATAATTGGTTTATACTCAGCTAATAGGGCTGTGCTTGATGCCAATATTATGAATAAAACTAATACTGGTGTTATATTTGGGTCGTTAGGTGGTCCTCAAAAACTAATATTAGAGAATGTTTCTAAATTAATTGACAATAAAAGGCTAAGCCCTAGACAGGCTTTAGCAGCTCAGAGAGACAATTTAGGTTATTTAATTTGTAAAAAGTTTGGATTCAAAGGTATAAATCTATGTATGACTAGTGCCTGTGCTACTGGAATACTCATGATAGATTATGCTGTAAGATTACTACAGGCAGAAGTTTATGATCAAATTCTTGTAGGTGCGTGTGATGTAATGGTAGATCCTATTGATATTTTTATGTTTCAATCCATAGGAGCTTTGGATTTAAGAGAACCGCCTATATCATCACCGTTTGATAAAGATCGTAAGGGTTTTGTAATGGGTGAAGGTGCTTGTTCATTGGTTTTGAAGTCATTGCCTAAAGCGGAAAAAGATGGAGATAATGTTCTAGCCGTGATTAAATCTATTGGTTTCGCAACAGAATTATATCACGAAACCGGAATGGACCCAGCAGCTATAGGAGCTAGACAAAGTATAGATATGGCACTTAAATACGCTAATTTACAAAGAGATCAGATATCTATAATAAGTTGTCATGCTACAAGCACGCCGAACGGTGATCCATCAGAATATAATATTATAAAGGAGTATTTTCCTAATTCTGCTTTAATGGCTTTAAAGGCTAATATTGGTCATACTATGTCTGCCTGTGGATTAATTGAATTAGCATATCTTATTCAATCTATGAATATGAATAAAATAGGAAGAATTGCAAATTTAAAAAATCCAATCGATATATTAATATCTGATAATCATAAAAGGGAATTTCCAAATTTTAAATATGGCATAAAAAACAGTTTTGGTTTCGGTGGTAAATGTGCTGCTGTTGTAGTGGAGAAATTTGATGGATAAAGATGATTTTTCAATTAAAATTTTAGACATTGATGATTTAGACGCATATATAGAGTTGTTTAATAATAGTGACAAGTTTTTAAATCAAAGAAAAACTATCGACTTTTCTAATTTTATGATTGAAAAATTTACTAATGACTTCGAAGAAAAACAAAGAATAATTGTTGGTGCGTATTATAATAATAAGTTAGTATGTTCTGTTAACGGATATTTTCCAGACAATATACAATATTGGTACGCACATAGACATTTTTCCAATTTCGAAAAAAAAGATTTAGGTAATTATAAATTAAGTATGAATATATACGGTAAGTGCATGTATATTCTAATGAATCATGGAGAAAAGAACGGATATTATAGTTTTTATAGTAGACGACCTTTAAAACATCAACAGGCGCTAGATAAAATTTGGAAAAAATTTAATGAAGAAGGTATTATAGAAAACAAATATAACTGTTTTTACGAAGCTGTATATGCAGTTGGAGAAACTTGTAGATCCCCTCTTCATAAATTTTATTTTCCCGAACATAAGAAAACTTTCGAAGTAGAAACAATTATTTGTCTGTTTGCTCTAAAACAAAAATATAGGCTTAAATTGTTAAATTTATAATCTAATTTTCTATGTTTTTGATTTGTTTTATTATTTCTCTTTTAAAATAGACATCATTATCGTCTTTCAATATAAAGATACCTTGATCTAACAATGCAGTTTTTACTTTATCAGAATTCAAAATCCTAGATAAAGCTTGTTTTTGCGTTTGAATTGCACTTTCATTTATACTTTCATTCGCTACAAATCCAAAAATTGTATCTGTTACTACGAACTCATCAATAACTGGTATATTAGGAAAATATATTTTATTAGAAAAGCTAGCAACTAATCTTATAGAATTTGAATCAATTTGACTCTTGACAGCCGTATATGGGGCTATTACATATGAAATATGTTTTCCTATAAGGTCTTTTAGAGCAGGACCAACTCCATTATATTCTATATTTTTAGACTTGAAAGCCTTTAAAAATATCAAAAACTGATTTATAACATAAGAATTTCCTAAAGCACCACCACCTAAATTAATTTCCTTATATTTTATTTCATGAATAATTTCATCTATATTCTTAAAATTATCTTTGTATGTAACTAAAACCATAGGGCTACTGCCGATTAATTTAACATAGGTTAAATTTTTAGAATGATAATTTACAACATTTGAAGTCAATTTAGATGAAAAAACAAGTTGCGATTGAGACACCAAACATAGTGTTAAAGGATCTGCATTTTTAATGCATTCATTTAAAGCAATTACTCCTCCTGCTCCAGGTTTTGTGACTAATATTGAATTTATTCCTTCATCTCCGAATCCTTTTTGTATAATAGTCCCTATCAGGTATTGTCCTCCACCAGGAGGAAATCCTACTAATATTTTAAACTGTTCATTTGCAAAAATGTTTGTAGAAAAGAAAAGTAACAGTGTTGTTATTATAATTTTCATAATTTATACCAAGGTGTAAAATAAGTTTTAAATTTGTTTAACTCCTTGAAGAAGTATTTTTCATCTAAAACTGTTTTCCAATCTGTTAAATGACTATTATATTTTTCGATCACATTTGAAAAATCTGCACTATTTATGTATATCTTATCCCGTGACCTTCCAACTTGGTTATACGGTTGAGGTTTATTAACTTGAAATGTATCATTATTCCAAGTTGAATATATTAAAGGAATAACAGCTTTTCGATAGGCATCATATATTAAATGTAAGTTTTTTTGATCTATATTTTTAATATCCATCATTTTTTTATAAGTTTCATTTTTTGAAAAGAAATCATATACTACTTGTGCCTGTTTAAATGCTATCTCGGGCATATCAGGAGTCCAGTAAAATAATTCAACCAAGCTAAAGTTTTTAAGGTCTTTTTTAATACATCTCGATGCAGAAGAGATTTCTTGGTCTGAGAATAGCACAAATCCTTCATTATTTTTAATAACTACTATAGGTTTATCTATTCCAAAAATAGAGCAGGTTTTTGTTCCAGAATTTAAATTTCTGTCAATCGTACTTGAATATGAGGATTGTCTTAACAATTCAAACAAACCTATAAAGTTATTCGATTGTAAAAACATATCTTCATGTATAATCTTGCTTAAATTTTTTTCAAAAATATCCTCTACATTTATTCTAATGTTTGGATAGTTTTTTGCAATATACTCTAAAGAGGGTTTAATCACATAATCCCACTCGCTAAAGATATTTTCAGCATTTTTGTTATTTTTATTAGGCGTATAAATCTTTTCATCAACTGACGCACTTCTCTGAACATAAATTTCATCTAGTCTTATATTATTATTCAAAAAGGTCATTAAGACATTATGGCTGTCTGCACCTCCACTATAGTTTAGAATTATGTAGTCATATTTTTCTCTTAGTTGCAAAGCCCGATTTTTATAGATAGTTTCCAAATTAATATTTTCTAAAGTATGCATTTTAGTTTTAGAAAAATTATTCCATACATTATTATAAAAATGCCAGCTTATCTCC